TCAGGCGCGTAGCTGGTCGCACTCCTTCAGCGCCGCTGCGTGGCGGACGTCGAGCCACGCCGCGAGGTCCTGCAGGTGGATGCCCCGGGCACTTTTCTGGCTGGTCTCGATGCGCACGATCGGCAGGCTGATCTCGCCGGACATGACCTTGCGCAGGAACTTCTCGACCGTCAGGTGCCGGAAATAGTCGCGGCAAACGATCTCGACCGGGATGATCACCTGGCCGTTGTATTGGGCCATGAGCAGAAAGGCGGTGTTCATGCGACGGCTCTGCGTGGTAAATCGTTGTGCTCGTGGTCGTCGAGCAGGCGCCTGACATTACCGATGAGGATGACCTCGCTGACGCTGCCGCTCATTGTGTTGCCCTCGTCCAGATTCCCCCGATGCGGAATTCGCAAGCGGTGGTGGGGCCCCAGCGGGCCTCGTGGCCGAGGCGCTGGGCCGCTTCGAAACAAGCGCGCTCGCTGCGCAGGGCGGCCATCGCGACCAGGACGGTGAACGTGCAGATCATCGCGGCGAGCACCGTGACGAATTGCAACCGGGTCTGGCACCGGTGGATCTCCATGTGCAGGCCGGTGCAGAGGTCCGGCTGCTTGCGCACGGCGATGTCAGCGAAATCGTCGGGGAGCCTCATAGGTCGCGTCTTTCGAGATATTCGGCCTGGGCCCAGGCGGCGATGTCCTGCGCGGCCTTCGCCATGGCGCCGGTCAAGGCTACGGAGAGATCAGACATGGGCGTCTTTGCTGGTGCGGCGTGGTCTGGATGCCGGGTCAAGCCCGGCATGACATTGGCGGATGTGCAGGCCGGAACCCGGGGAGGATGCGAGCCCCGGCCTGCGAAAGCAGCGGCGGGCCTTACGCCGCTGCGATGGGCTGTTGCCGGTTGAGCGCCGGCAGATAGGTGTTGAAGAGCTGTTTCAGCTTGATCGCCGCGTCGGCGGGGCCGAGGTATTTGAGTTTGCGCTTGAGCGGCTGAATCGCTTCCAGCTCTGCGCCCCAGGGCTTTTTGCTCTTTCCCAGGTAGTCGCGGCGCTCGGTCATCAGGGCGATTGCATCGGCACGTTTCACGGCGCGGGCGAGCGCGCCAATCGGCAGCGGCACTCCGGCGGCCTGGTAGATGACGATGTCGTGCCGGCGTTTGAACTCGCCGATCAGGCGGCTCGCCATGTCGGGCAAGTCGTGCAGCTCGCCGGCGATGGCGTCGAGCGCCCAGAGCGCGGGTGACGGGATTTCGCCGAGGCGGGTTTCGTGCGCGTCATGCAGCAGGATCTGGGCGATGAGCAACGGCAGGTCGGAGTCCGGCACGCCGCATTCCTGCGCGGCGCGCGGTGCGCATTCGACCGCGATGATCGTGTGGAAGGCCACCGAGATATGCGGCATGGCCGAGCCGGCCCAGCGGTAGACGCCGGCCATTTCCTCGACGAGTTCCGAGAAATGCACCTGCTCGACGCGGGGCTGGTGGAGTTCGATGGCGTTGCCGCTGAAGGATTGTTTCCAGGTCATGCGGAGTCCTTGAGGTGAGCGCGCAGCCTTTCCGCGCGGCGGTGCAGAATCCCGGCGACATCCCGGCCGCGTGGGGTGAGACTGGCGGTGCGGCCCTGTCGTTTCATCAGGCCGCGAATGCACAACGTGTGGATCGTGTTGACGGCGATCTGGTCGCGCACATTGGCGGCGGTGGCGTAGTGGCCGCCCGCGAGAGCCAGCATGCCGCCGACCCGCGCCGCTTCCAGCGCCTTGCGCATGGGCGGCGTGAGGTCGGCGGCGGGGTCGGCGCGGCGGCTCAAGAGGCCGCCTCCGCGTCAAGTCGTTGGAATGGGGTAACGACGAAGTTGTCCGGCTGCGGCGCATCCGCCGCCACAACGGCTTTAGGCGCACGCACGTGTGTCGGTTCGATCGAGACGATCTGGCTCAAGGCCAGGGCCATCGGGCGGCGGACCATGTGGCCCTCGTTCCAATCGATGCGGGCGCCGAGGATGAAGGCGGGCCGCGTGCCCCCTCCCGCGAAGTCTACAATCGTGTCCGCTTCGTCCGTGTCGAACTTGAAACAGACCGGCATGCCGCGGTTGCGCTGGGTCGTGGTGATCCAGAAGCGGGCCATGTTAGGCCGCCTCCCCGAGCGCCTCGGCCACGGCCTGCATACCGGCCTCAGCTGCTCGCTGCTCGCGATAACGGCGGGTGGCGGCGCGGCCGAAGTGGAGGACTTGGGGCATGGTCCAGCCGAGGCCGGTCATGTCGTAGACGTGGACGCTCGCGTCCTCGCCCAGGGCCGCCACCGTGGCCGCGATATCCTCGGCCATGCGGGTCTCGATGGAATAGGCGTGTTCCATCGCCGCGCGGCCGACCGGCCAGCGCGTGAGGTCGCCCTCGACGATCTTGAATTCAGGATGTTCGGTGGTGGCCGGGCCGGCCAGAGGCTGCAACATGATCCGCTCCCATCTGGTGGATGAGAGGGAAAGTAGTTTGTAAAAATACAACCGTCAAGGCCAATAGTTGTATTTATACAACCCAGGGGCCGCCGGGTAATTTTCAGATGTGTGATCTGCGCCACACATCGAAGCTTTTTAGATGGCTAACCTCATGGAATGAATCGAGGGTTTGTAATGACCAGGTTCCAGCGACCTCTGTCGGAAAAATGGAGATATCTTTTCAAGTCGATTGTCCGACGGTAACAATAGAACAATACATGAAGAAGAGCTTCGCATGACTCCCAAGATAGTAACTGTCTTCAATAACAAAGGCGGAGTCGGAAAAACGACGCTCACATATCACTTAGCCCACGCGCTAGGTGAACTCGGAAAGAGGGTGTTGCTGATCGACTTGGACCCGCAATGTAACCTTACGATCGTTGCGCTGGAGATGGAAGCGATCCACGAGATTTGGACGGCCGAGGACAACTTCATCGAGGACTTCGCAAACGCTCGAGATGAAACAGGTGCAGTCGGCTTCTCTCAAATGTTGGAGAAACCGCGAAGCATACATTTCACGCTCAAGCCCGCCGAAGATGGCACGGCGGAGATTGAGACGCTCCCTCCCCCCGCCATTCTAAAGGACAACGTCCACATCATACCGGGACGCCTTACGCTCCACCTATTCGAGGCGAAGATCGGCGAGCGCTGGAGCGGAATCTATCAAGGTGATCCATTATCGATCCGCACCGCGACCCGCATTCGAACATTAGCGCACGAGTACGCCAAGACCCATGGCTACGAAATCGTGATCCTCGACACTTCACCCAGCCTCGGGGCGCTAAACCGCCACCTGCTTTCCCTTGCGGACGGCTTCATGATTCCTTGCTCGCCAGACCTTTTTTCGGTCTACGGTATCAAAAACATCGGAGATGCTCTTCGGACCTGGCGGAAGCAATTCGAGAGCATATTTCACTTTTTATCAGATCAGAAACGGTCGAACTTTCCCGAAAAGTTCGTTCGCTTCATGGGATACACAATATATAACGCCAAGCGCTACAGCAATTACGAGAACAATCTCAATCTAGCTAAAGCCCACCACAATTACGCCAAGCAAATTCCAGAAACTATCGCGAACTCCATAGACAAGCAGAACAGATTACCTTTGCAAGGGCTCCTTGAACACTCGATCGGCGACAACGCGATAATTCACAGCCACAATACCTTTCCTAGCATGTCTCAGAAATACCACATGCCCATGTGGGAATTGCCCGACTGCGGGATCCTCGACCCCGAAGACAGGAGCACGATCGCTGGCAACCAGCGCAGGTATCGCGACACAAAGGGGGACTACGAAAAATTCGCGACAGATTTCGTTGGAAGGCTTGCCCTGCTATGAATAAGGAGCACCGGGAGCACGAAGGACTGCTGCGTAAGTTCGATGGCATCCGCCATGAGCTTAAAACTTTTATGCACGGGGTCGCCCAATTCATAGGGGAGCACCCAGATCTCGTGAGACCTGGCGCGGAAATCGTTCACTCCTGCAAGAGCCGAATCAAAGATCGCGAGCACCTGCGGGAAAAGATCGCGCGGAAGATAAGCGGCGGAAGAGAGATTAATGCCGAAAATCTCTTTACTGAAGTGACTGACCTCGCTGGCGTTCGGATCATACATTTATTTCAGGAACATTTTGCCGATATCGATCGGGTCGTCCGAAACCGTATAGATGGAGGCGACTGGGTTCTCGCTGAGCAGGCCAAAGTCTACACGTGGGACCCGGAGGCAGCGGAATTCTTCCGTAAGTTTGACCTCGAAGTAAGCCAGAAACCCACGAGCTACACCAGCGTTCACTATTTAATCCGCCCCAGACCAGACTCCCTAATCTGCTGTGAGTTGCAGGTGAGAACCCTGTTCGAGGAGATCTGGGGTGAAGTAGACCACAAAATAAATTATCCGGTGCCGTCGGAAAATTTGGCGTGCAAGGAGCAAATCAAAGTGCTGTCTAAGATTGTCGGTGCTGGCAGCCGTCTTCTCGACTCATTAAACCGCGTTCATCAAGCTGGGGAAACGCAGCGGCCCGACAACGATTCAAACTTCGCCTAAAGAGCATTACCAACAAGATCAGCCCCGGATTACATGCTCGTAGCGGACGTTGTATTTGGGGAATGTGCAACCACTTGATCTCTATGGCCCTATTTCATTGCAGCATCCATTCCTTAATTCCTGTTGCCCGAGGACCGAACATCGATTTGGCAACGTCAAAAGCATGTTGCTGATCCATCGGATCAACGAACTTTCGCACAGCCGAGACTTTCGCCGTGAATAAATCATGGCTTTCTTGCCCCGGCAGGAAAGCGACTTCTCTAAAACCGGCCTTGTCCAAAAGCATGAGCGCCACGGTGCAATTGAGGTGCCATTGCTGGCATTTGTTCTCCAGAGCCATCGCTGAAACGTAATATCCCACAAGACTTTCGCGCGCCTGTTCAGACGCCGCAAGCGCGGGTGTCGGGCTTGCAAATGTCATCAGCCAGGAGAGCAGTTTCCGCTTAAGCGTCCCGCGGTCAGGAGTGTTTCACACGGCTGTGATACGTCGCTTCACGCGCCCGATGATCTTCGTATTGTCGCCCAATTCGAGGTCGAAAGGCTCATAGGTCTTATTGGACGAAATGCATCGAATCGTGGGCCGTTCTGCCCCGCGCACCAGTTGCACGTTCTTTACGATGACCGATTCGGAATGGCCGTCCCATATGGCGAAAATGCCGTCGCGACCTGGATTCGTGTCATCGAGGTCGATCAGGATTCTATCGTCTGGAGCAAGATCCGGCAACATGCTGGGCCCGTCGACCGCCAATATGTGCGTCCGCCGCGCGCGCATGCCGGTCGCTGCTAAATAATAGTCCGGAATCGACCATTCGGCGCGGATCGGCGGTTGCTCTATATGAGAGCCGTTGTCGTCGTAGCCGTTCTCGACTTCAGCAACAGCACCACCGCCGAACGATGCGCCGGCGCGGATGTCGTATTCCGGTATCAGCGTTGTCTCCCGCCGCGGGCGCTCGGACGCTTTCGGTCCAGCGTCCGATGACGCCATTCGCGCAACCGTGCTCACATCCGATTCGAGGGCCGTCGCTACTTTGCCGTAATATTTCGCGCCGAAGGATTCCTTGCGGTCGATGAGGATGTCGTTGAGAAACCCCTTCTTGAGGCCGCCGCGCCGCTCCGCTTCGAAGACGTTGGTATCGAGGGCCCTCAGCCGGGCGTTTATGAAGGTTTTCAGCACGTTGTTCATAGGTGTTTTTTTCCTACAGAATCGGCCGTAACGCGATTTGTATTTTTCCACTTGATGAGTTGTATTTTTCCGCCTATGTTGGCCACCCATGATGTCCAACCGGCTCACCTCCCACTTGCAAATCCTCGCAACGGCCTACGGCGAAAAAACCGGGCTAAAGATGACCACGCTCGGCAAGACCATCCGCAAGGATGCCCGGTTCTTTCAGCGGCTCGATGATGGAAAGGGCTTCACGGTCCAAACCTACGACCGCGTCGTCGTTTGGTTCTCGACCCATTGGCCCGGGGATCTGGACTGGCCGGACGGGATCGAGCGCCCTGCCCCCGATGGTTCCCTTGACGTGAATAGCGCAAGCGCCACGCGCGCGGCCGAGGCGGCGTGACGATGTTAGAGATACCCTTCCTTCGGACTCCAATCGCGATTCACGTCCTTGCCGCAATTGTCGCAGTGAAACATGTGAACCTTCCTACCCATGGCACCGAAGACCGGATGGTTGCGTTCGGCTGTCAACACCATAGTGGCGTCGCAATAGGGGCACGCATCGGGCGCCGGTCCGCTCGCTTCGGTTTGCCCCTTTTCCAGGGCGGCGAGCCTCGCTTCGAGTGCCGCAACGCGCTTTGGAAGGGTGACGAGGCTTTTCCAAATGTTCAATTGTTCAAGCGCTTTGACGATGTCGGATCCAGTAAACGAGGACAAGGATTACCCTCCTATGGACGTGATGATCCCGTCCGGCAATTCTGTGATGCGCTGGACCACTTTTATCGAGGGATTTCAGGTCGTCGAATTGCCGGATGGAGCACGATACGTCGTTGTATCGGGTGGGAGCAAGCGCGTGCTCGAGGCGACGCTCTCGGCCGAGACTGCCGCCGGTCTCGCCGCATTGCTCCGCGCGGCGTGAAGCTGCGCGAGCTTGTCGCGCAGCACCGCCCTCGCCCGTTCCAGTCTCTCTTCCTTCGTCCCCTTCATTCCAGCCTTTCCGCCGCTTCCATGCGCCAACACAGTCGCGGCTTCGTTGAGGAGTGCTTTCGGTGAGCGCTTTGGTTCCCGCCGCCGCGACCGCCCCGATGGATCAACCATCGGGGATCGCGATGCGCAAAGATACGTACAATCACCACCAAGTTTGGTGGTTTGACCCACCAAAGTTGGTGGACTGGCTGCGCCAGACCTTTCCGGCCAACACCGCGAAGCACGCGGCGCAGGCGCTCGACGTGCCGGTGCGCACCGTCGAGAACTGGCTGACCGGCGCGGCCAAGCCTTCGGCCGGCGCGATCTTCGCCATGATCGGCCTGTGGGGGCCGGATTTTCTCAAAGCCGTGATGCCGGAGCCGCCGGGCTGGATCGATGCGGCGTCGCTCGCGGTGGAACACCTTGCCTTGCAGCGGCGTCTGGTTGCGCTGAACCGGCAACAGGAAGCGTTGCGGGAGGGCGCATGGGCCTGATCGATGCTGCGGGCTGGCCCGGCTTCGCCGTGATCTGGCATCGCGCCTGCGCCAAGGGACTCGCCCTTTGGGCGCGGTTGCTGGTGGGGCCCAGCGAGCATCTCACCGCCCGCGCCGAGGCGGCACAGCGCGCGGGGCAGCGACACGCGTGGCTGGCAGCGCAAATCGAAGAGCGCATGCGGGCGGGACGCCCGCGGTCCCAGGGTGGGCCGTGGCCGAAACGCTGATCATCCGGCGCGCAAACCACACGCACATGCGGGTGATGGTGGTGCGGGTGCGGCGGCGCGGCTGGGTGCGTACCGCGCGGCGCATGCGGGCGAAGGGCCTGCCGCTGTGGCGGATCTGTCGGTTGCTCGCCTTGAGCGAGAGACGATTGCAGGCGGCGCTCGGCCGGACGGGCGCGGACGAATTTTGGGGCGCGGCTCTGGCGGCGCGGATCAAGGAGGAAATGCGGCAATGACCGTCGCGATCAATTGGCCCGGTTTTTGGGTGCTGACCTTGCTCGCCGCGTTCCACGTGCTGGTGATCTGCGCGTTCGGCTTCGTCCATTGGTGCCAGATTCTAACCGGCTGCAGCGCAGCCTTCGGGCTGCTGTGGCTTCGGCATGCGGAATGACCCGGTTCACGAGGCCTGGATCGAAACGGCCCGCGCGGTGACAACGATCGCGGCGGCGGAGCGGCTTGGGTTCAAGCCGCTCGGGCGGCCGGGCGTGGAGGTTTGCGGGCCCTGCCCTTGCCCAGGGTGTGGAGGCCGCGACCGGTTCTCGATCGTGCTCAAGGGCGGTAAGGCCGGCGTGTTTCATTGCCGTGGCTGCGGCATCAAAGGTGCCGATGCAATCGGGCTTGTGAGCGCCGTGCAGGGCGTCGACTTTCTCAAGGCCGTCGAATTTCTCGCCGGACAGAGCCCGCGCGGATCGACCTGGACCGAGAATGAGCGCAAAGCCCATGCGGCGGAGCAGGAAAGGCTGAAACTGGCGCGTGTGGCGCATGCAGCGCGGCGGGAAGAGCAACAGCAGCGGGCGGACGCGGCGCGTGTTCGGCTCGCGCGTCGTGTCTGGGCAGAAGGGTCCGACGAGAAGCCGCTCGTGCACGCCTATCTCGCCCATCGCAAGATCGTACTGCCGACGCCGGCCCCTTGGGGTATCGAAAACCTGCGGCAGATCGGCACGCTCGATTATCGCTTCAACGATCGGGTCGTTTGGCGGGGTCCCGTCATGCTGGCGCAGATCCAGGACGCGCGGGGGCGCTTCATCGGCGTGCATCGGACGTGGATTCATCCGGAGTTGGAGACGAAGAACGGCCGCCCTTACATCCGGCCCAGCGAATGTTGCGACGCGCTGCCGACAAAGAAAGTGCTTGGCGTGCAGCATGGCGGAGCTATTCGGCTTGTGCGCGGCGCGCGGTGCGGCGACTTTCCCGGCGATCGTGCCGGGCCGGAATTCCTGTTTCTCGGTGAAGGGATCGAAACCGTGCTTTCGGTCTATGCAGCCCTGATCGCTTCCGGGTCGGCCATCGTGGCCAATGCCGCGTTCTGGTCGGGCATCTCGCTCGGCAATCTTGCTCATGTCACCGCGCCGCCCTCGGTGCGCGATGTAGTCCTGCTCGGCGACGGCGATTCCGATCCGGTTAAGACCCGGGCGCATCTCGACAAGGCGCGCGAGAGTTTCGAGAGCCAGGGCAAGCGCGGGTACATCGCCATGGCGCCCGACGGCAAGGATTTCAGCGATCTTTTGATGGAGGCGATGGGATGACCACTGACGTACAAGTCAGCACGGCCGAGAGCGCGCGGGCGCAATTCATGGCTTATCTCGACGGCAATGTGAGCCAGGTGTGCTTTCACGTTGCGCTGCGGGCGAATGCGCTGAACATCCCGATCCTCGAAGCGATGGCGATCGCCGCCGATTATTTCGTGAGCGTCGCCGGAAATCTGCGCAGCAGTTTCGCGACGCCGCGCCAGGTGCGCGACGCCATTCTCGCGCGGGCCGATGACGAGATGCACACGCGGATGCTGATGACAGAGACCGGAGGGCGAGCGTGAGTGATGGGCCTTCTCCGTTCAAGCACCTGACGTCCGGGCCATACCGAATTATGTACGCCGATCCGCCGTGGCAGTTCCACTCGTGGTCGCATCGCGGCGAGGACCGAGGCGCTGTGCAGCACTACGGCTGCATGAGTCTCAACGACATTTGCAATCTGCCTGTGCGGGACATCGCGGCACCTGACGCGGCCCTGTTCATTTGGGTTGTTCAGCCCATGCTGCCGCAGGCGCTGCGCGTCATCGAAGCGTGGGGCTTCGAATTCAAGACCGTCGCCTATTGCTGGCTCAAAATTAAAGGCGGCCAAGACCGGTTGTTCTATGACGGCGCGGACGTGCGGAAGGGGCTCGGCTACCACACAAGATCGGGCATGGAGCAGTGCTGGCTAGCGACGCGCGGGAAGGGCTACGCGCGTGTCAGCCAAGGCGAGGCGCAGGTGGTGTTCTCGCCGCTGCGCGAGCATTCGCGCAAACCGGACGTGATCGCCGAAAGCATCGTCAATCTTACCGGCGACGTCCCACGGCTCGAACTGTTCGCGCGGACCCGTCGGCCCGGGTGGGACGTTTGGGGCAATCAGGTCGACAAATTCGGCGATGCCCATGAGGTGGTCGCCTGATGCCTTTCGTCGCCTCAACCCGACAGGCGCGCGCGCGCGGCGGCGGCAAGAAAGCCGCTGCGGGACTCGCCGATTTCCTTGGCGCGGAGGTCGATGCGCGCGAGCAGGCCCTCGTCGATCGTGACACTGATGCGTGCGGCCTTGGCGGGTGGCTCGACATCGACCAAAGCAAGGGCGATGGAATCGTGGAAATCTTCCTTAAAGGCTGGATCGGCCTGCAAGGCCTCGTAATCGCGCGGGATCGGCACTTTATCGCCGTCTTCGATCATTGCCGCCATATGCACCGCGAGGCCCTCCTGGCTGCGCGCCATAGCCTCTTCGATGGTGGCGCCGCCCGAGGCGAAGCCGGGAAAGTCGGGATAGGACACGCCATAGGCGCCCTTTTTGCCGTGAACCAATGCGTAAAACTTTGCCATGTCACTCTCCTCCTTGAGAAATTGACATCACCATTGCCAGCCGGCGCACCTGTAGATGTTGCGCAAGGTGCCGATCGGGATCTCCTTCACGCCGGTGTCGATGGTGACCAGCGGCATGCCCGGCTTCTTGAAATTGCGGTGGTCACCCTTGCCGAGGCGTTCCGTCCAGCAATCCGCCAAAAGCCGCTTGATGATGTCTTTCGGGCTTTCGACATTGCGCTTCGGGCTCATGAACGCGTCCTTTCAATGCGTATAAAGTATATACTCTTGATGATCGCGTCAAGCATAGAATGCACATTAAGTATGTATTCTTTTGCGGCATTGGGGGCGGCGTGACGGAGGATCCGAACCAGATCATTGCCGGGATTGTCGAGGCCGCCGTGGCTGCGAGCGCGGAGGATGACGCGTGCGCGATCGACGGCGCCGACGATCCGCCCCCACCGCCCGACGATCCGCCGGAGCCGCCGCAGCCCACCGGGGACGAGCCGGATTGGGAGCGCGTGCGGCTGTGCGCGGCGGAGCCCGAGACCGACATTGGCAATGCGCGACGCTTTCTGCACCGGCATGGCGACGCGGCCCTCTCGATCGAGGGGCTCGGCTGGGCAGTCTTCGAGGGCAAGCGTTGGGTGCAGGATTATTTCGGCGCCGTGGTGCGGCCGTTGGCGCATAGCACGGTCGAATTGATCAAGCTGGAAACGGCAATGATCGAACCGACCGTCGAGGAGCAAGCCCTGATCGATGCCGGCGCCGAAGCGCTGATGCCCTGGCTGGAGGCGAAGAAGAAATCGAAGCGCACGCCGGACGAGGAGCGCGAATTGATGCGCCTGGCGGCTGTGGTTGAGGCCGGCGAAAAGGCCAAGGGCCGTATCGCCGACCGGCGCGCCAAACGGGCGCGCTATGCCAAGACCTCGGCGTCGAGCGGCAAGATGGACAATATGCTGGGCGAGGCGAAAGTGTACCGCTCGCGCCCGGTCGCCGTGCTCGATGCCGACCCGTTCGCGGTCAATTGCGAGAATGGCACGCTGCGGCTGTTCGAGCATCGCTTTGCTGCGAATGGCGCAGGCGCCACACGCACTCATGGAGTTGGTGCGAATGGCGCAGGCGACACACGCACTGACGGCATATGGAACGTGCGGTTCGACCTGCATCGCAAGGCCGATTTTATTTCGAAGCTCGCGCCCGTCGCTTACGATCCGGACGCGGAATGCCCTCTGTTCGAAGGGTTTCTGGAAACGATCCTGCCCGATGACGCCGTGCGGCAATTCGTGCAACGGTATCTCGGCTATGCGCTGACCGCGCTCACGCGCGAGCAGGTGTTCGTGTTCTTCTACGGCTCCGGCCGCAACGGCAAATCGACGCTGGTCGATCTCATTTGCCGGCTGCTGGGCGATTACACCACGACCGTGCCATTCGAGACGCTCGCCGGTGACGATCGGCGCAAAGGCTCGGAAGCGACGCCGGACCTGGTGCGCGTGCCCGGCGCGCGAATCGTGCGGGCGAGCGAGCCGGAAACCGGCATGAAGTTCCGCGAGAGCATGGTGAAATCGCTCACGTCGGGCGAGCCGATTCTGATCCGCCGCATGCGCGAGGAGTTCATCGAGGTCTATCCGACCTTCAAACTGATCATCTCGGGCAACCATCGGCCCGACATTCGCGGAGGCGACGACGGGATTTGGCGTCGCGTGCTGCTCGTGCCCTTCGAGGTGCAGATCCCGAAAGACGAGGTCGACCGGGCGTTGCCGGACAAGCTGTGGGCCGAGCGCGCCGGGGTGTTGAACTGGCTGATCGCCGGCGCGCTTTCCTACCTGCAGGAAGGCTTGCGCGTGCCGGATGCGGTGCGTGGCGCCACCGACGAGTACCGGGAACAATCGGACAGCTACGGCGGCTTTTTGCGCGCCGCTTGCGAGGTCACGGGCTTCGACCATGACACCGAGACGCCGGGCGACCTGTACGCCGCCTATCGCGTCTATTGCGAGCGTCAGGGCTTTTTTGCCGTCGGCGTCTCGACCTTCAACAAGGCCATCCCCGAACGGACGGTGCAATTCGGCTTCCGCAAGGCGAAGACGATGGGGCTTTCGGTCTATCGCGGCCTGCGCATCCTCGACGAGTTCAAGCCGCACAGCCCCTCTCGCACCCCGGGTGCGGGCAGCAGCGAGGGGTAAAGGGCGCGTTTTAGGGAGGCTAGGGAGGCAGATTTTTGCTCCGGCTTTTTCCCTCCCTAAGGAAGTACGAAGGAAATCAATCGGTTATGAGCCATTAGGGAGCGTAGGGAGGATAGGGAGGCGTTTCCCGCGTACACGTAAGAACGTTTGGAAAATGCGATGGCATTGTTTTTGAAAGTTTCTCATGTGTACGCAAGAAAATGCCTCCCTATCCTCCCTACGCTCCCTAATGGACTTTAGCGCTTTGATATATTTGACGATTTTTTAGGGAGGCAAAACGAGAGGCGAAATCTCTGCCTCCCTACCCTCCCTAAAGGTGGCAAGGAGCGACGAATGAGCGGATCGGAGCAGAAATTGCGGCGGCAGGCGGTGATCGAGATGGCGCGGCGCTGGAACGGATGCACGCGCTACGTGCAGAAGGTGGCGTCCAAGCCGGTGAAGGATATCGAGACGTTGCTGACCTGGGCCTATCGGCAGGAATTGCCGAAAGTGCCGCGCAGCGACGGGCCGAGCGATATGCCGTGCGCGTGGGACAGGGTGGACGAATGGCTCGAAGAACTTTCGCTCGCCGGGCCCGACAACAACACGTATGGCGTCGTGCCGGATTTCACCGCCGCGAGCCTGCCGCACGACGATGCGCTGCTTGTGCATGAAGCCGTGCTGCGGCTCGACGAACTGGAATTGGCGCTGCCGGGGGAATGGGATCCGCTCGGCGACCTGCCCGATTTGGGCGACCATGCCCATGCACTGCGCAAGGATGCGCTCAACAAGATCAGCACGATCGACCGCGCCGGCGTGCGCAAGCTGCGGCAGACGCCGCGCCTTCTGGTGTTTCGCCAGGCAATCCTCGGCGGCGCGCCGGATTGGGAGATCGAGCCGCCGCAAGTGTGCTTTGTGCAGGAATATGGGCGGGACAAATGGTTCGTGCGGCAGACGATGACCATGGACGGGGCATTCGGGCCGGTGGAGCACGAGATCGAGGTCGATGGCTACGACAAGAAGCGCAAGCGGCCTCGGCTAGGTGCGTATCGCAAGACCTATCTGGAGCCGGACCCGTTCTTTCACGTCGTGGCACGCGCTGAATACGAGGTTTGGCGCGCGGCGCTCGACGTGCTGACAGAGGATTTGGCCGGGACGCTGGCGCATTGCGAGGTCCAAGCGTCGGGGCGTTCGATGCAGCCGTGGCTTGCGCGAGATCAGCCTTTGGCGGCTAGGCGAGTGTTGGAGGACGTGTCGATTGCACGTCCGCAGGCCGGCATATACGCTCGGGCGGGTAAAGCGAGGGGGCGGAAATGAAAGCGACGTGTGTAGGATTGGCGCTCGGAGCGGTGCTTGGGTCGCTTTGGTCCGGCGCTGCGCAGGCGGTGAATTTTAAAGTGACCGACGCGGCAGAAGTCCTGCAGATTGTCAATTCGAAGCTGCACGCCGACATGCGCTTCGCTATGGGCAATTGCGCATCTGACCCCGGCATCGTCATGTGCGACATTTGGGCGAACAAGCCGTCCAAGCCACCGCTCAGAATGGGAGCAGGCGCCGAATCGAACGCGAGCGCCGTTTCGATCCTCTCGGTCGATTTTGCCCCCGACAGCGATCATTATTTTGTCTTTCTGACCCTTCTTGCCGCTACGCGCGCCTTGAGCGAGGAGGAGTCCATCGATACCGATGCGTTCTTGAAGTTTACCTTGCAACAGATCGCTGATGTCACGGCGCTCGGCACGTCGGATGCGTCACGCTTTGGGCTCACGTATTCTGGGCGCGCGACCGGAAATCATTTCCGAATGATGGTGATGCGCACGAAATAGCGCTTGACCTGCGGCAGATATTTGGTGCATCACTTGTCACGGATAAAAAGTTTAGAAAACCCGCTTCGAGTCGAGGCGGGTTTTTTGTTGCCGTGACTTCGGAGGCGGTCATGTGACCGATGACGCATGCGCCTGATCATCAACCTCAACGATCAGGCGTTCAACGCGTTCCGCACCAAGCTCGCGGCGCTGGCCGAACAAGGCCCGCAGATCATGGCGTCGGCGTTGAATGCCGGCGGCGACGCACTCCGAAACGCCACGGTCGTGGCGGAAACCGCGCAGACTGGACTGACACGCGACACGATCGACCGCGCACAGCACGCGACACCGGCGAGCCCAGGCCGGCTGACCTATGTCATTCAGGCGCACGGCGGCAATGTGCGGCTCAAGTTCTTCGGCGCGCGTGAAGGCGGCGGAGGTGTGACGGCCCACCCCTGGAACAGGAGTACCTTCTACCAGGGCGCCTTCATCACGTCCGGTAGGCCCGGCGCGCGTGCCGTGTCGCCGAAGCTGAACGGACAGGTCTACGTGAACATCCAGGGCCGCAAGTGGGGCGGCAAGATCAAGCAGGAGCGCTCCGGCCTGTTCATTCCGACCGAGATGACGAAGGGCGCGACGGCGCAGGCCTTCGAGAGCCAGTCGCAGGTCGTGCTCAACGGCGTGATGACACGTCTCGCCGCGATGATGCCCTGACCGTGTGACCGGCACGTCACACCCGGTCGTGGTCGGCAGCCAGGCATGGGACGGTGTAGCCAAAAAGTCACGGGTCCTTCCCAGCCCTCAAAACCCAACGCGGCGCGGAGGCGCGTTTGGTCTTTCGTTCGATCGATTTTTTTTAGCGTTGACCCGGTTGACCTCGTTGACCGGCCTTGACCGTCAACGGGCTTGAGGGGTTGACCATGTCGGAAATGGTAGCCCCCGCGGCCTTTGCGCGGTCGATCGGGGTCAGCAAGCAGGCCATCAATCAGGCCATCAAGAAGGGGCGCATCCCGGTCTATGACATGACCGGCTCGATCGTCGACCATGCCTTCGTCGGCAAGAAATTCGTCCGGGTGGATGAGGCAAAAGCCGCTTTCGTTCTGTCCCGGGCCCGCATCGACGATCATTCCGTCACCGAAATCGCCTCGGAACTCGAGCGCGAGCTTTCGGGCGACGATCGCGCGGTCGTAACCACCGGCCGCAGCCTCGCCTCGGCGAAAACGGAAAGCGAGGAACTCAAAACCGAGCTTCTGCGCCTCCGCCTCGCGAAGGAACGCGGCGAACTCATCAGTCGCGACGTCCATCTCGACGCGATGGAAACCGCCGGCCGCACGATCGCGCGCGGCATTCAGGAAATCTGGACCTATGCCGAGGAAATCACCGGCCTGGCGCTGTCCGGCGGCGAGTCCGCGGTCAGAGCGTGGCTGAAATACAAGAGCCACCAGCTATGCGACGACATCGCCAAGGCCCTGGAGCAGGCCGCTGACGGCCAAACCGATGCTTCAGACGACGAGTCCGAGCCCGAGTGACGAGAAACGCGCTCTTCTCGCTGCCCTGGCGCGCGGGATAAAGCCAAGGCCGGTCGTTTCGCCGGTTTCATGGTGCGAAGAGAGCTTCGTCGTCCCAATCGGTCCCGGCAAGGGCAAGACGATCGACTTCTCGCTCACGCCGCAGTTGCGCGAGCCGCTCGAGATGCTCCGAGTGGACCAACCGCATCGGCGCATCGCAGTGAAGAAGTCCGGGCAGACCGGGTTCTCGACTATCGGCATTGGCTGGCTGCTGTATCTGATCGCTACATGCCCCGATCCGATGATGCTGGTGCAGCCGTCGCTCGCCGCGGCCAAGGATTTCAATTCCGAGCGCCTCAGCGACGCGCTCAAACTGTGCAAGGCCCTGCGGGGCAAGATCCGGAAGCAACGCTCCGGCGATTCTGAAGGGTCCAAAACCCTCGAGAAAAAGTTTCCAGGCGGCCGTCTCGTGCTCACCGGCGCGAATTCGTCGACGGATCTGTCCGGCAAGACCACGCGCTTCGCTCTCGCCGACGAAATCGACCGTTGGCCGTTCGACCTCGACAAGCAGGGCGACCCGATGGGGATGCTCGATGCGCGCATGACGGCCTATACCAGGCTCGGCACGGACAAGCGCCTCGAAATCTCGACGCCGACCAACAAGGGCTCGAGCAGAATCGACATAGCCTATGCCACGGGCGACCAACGCAAGTGGTTCATGCCGTGTCCTCATTGCGGCACAAAGATAACCTTCGATTGGGGGCAGGTGAAGGGCGCCGAGGAAGCGCCCTACAACACCCACTATGTCACCCAGTGCTGCGGCAAGGTCATTCACTCCTGGCAACAGCGCAACATGGTGCTCGCCGGCGAATGGATGGCGACACAACCGGGACCTGGGCGGCATCCGAGTTATTTTCTGAACGCCCTTTCGTCGCTGCTCACCGCATGGGACGTAATCTGGAAGAAATATCTCGATAGTCGCGGCAAGCCGACCGAGGAGAAATCGTTCACCAACCTGGTGCTCGGCGAATCCTACGATGCCCACGGCATCGAGATCGACACCGGCGAAATCGCCAAGCGCGCGGAAGACTACCCGCGCGGAATCGTCCCGCCCCAAGTCGGCCGCATCGTCTTCGTGGTCGACACCCAGGACGACCGCTTCGAATGGGCGGTCTGGGGCTTCGGACCCGATCAAACCGGCGGCGCAGTACAGCAATGGCTGATCGACGCCGGCGTGATCGAGGGCGACCTGCACACGGACGAGCCGTGGATCGCCCTCGACGACAAGAGCAAATCGGTTTGGCCGCATGGTAGAGGCGAGTATCCCGCCGATCTGTGCGGCATCGACTCGGGCGGCCACCATACGCAGCGGGTCTATCATTTCGTGCGGCGCAAACCGCGCTGGCGCGCCCTGAAAGGCTCGTCGAGCCGCGATGCGGTCGCCCTGTCGACGCCGCGCCGCATCGAGGTGCGCAACAGGATCAATCAGGTGCTGTTCCGCATCCCGCTGTATTTCGTGGGCACGTTCGACCTTAAGGTCTGGCTGGCCCACGCGCTGAAAGCGATCGAGACGGACAAGCCGCTACCCGGCGGCCTGCGCCTCACGCGCGAAGTCGCCGACGAGCCATACATCGAGCAGCTCACCGGCGAAGTGCTCGAGCTGCGCGAAAAGCGCGACGGCACGGCGGTGCAGGAATGGCACAAATTCCGCGCCAACGAGGCGCTCGACCTTGCGGTCTATGCCCGCGCCCTCGCCTTCGGCGCGTCGCCCAACGGCCTCGGCGTCGACCGCTTCGATGCGGCGCGCTGGGCCGAGATTCTGGCACAGCGGCACGGTTCGGCCGACGCGACGCCCGACTTATTCACGCCGCGTCCAATCGCGGCACCACCTGAGACGCCCCAGGAAGCCCCGCCCCCGCCGCAAGCGCAGCGACCGGCGCAAAACTTCCTCGGCGGCAGAAGGAAACGCTGGCTTTGACTGATTTCACGCAAGCGCAATTGGCCGCGCTCACAAAAGCGATCGCCACCGGCGTGCGCTTCGTCGAGCAGGGCGGCAAGCGCACGCAATTCGCGTCGATCACCGACATGCTCGCCTTGCGCGACCGCATGATCCGCGAACTGGAAGGCGCGACCGACGCACCGAAGCGCCCGCTCGCCAACGGCTCCGTGTTCCTGAAGCGATAGCGACGACATGGGCATTTTCGACTCCGTTGCCGCCGTTTTCTCGACCAACGCCGCCGCCAAGCGCGAACTCGCCAAGGTCGCGGGCCTCGTCGCGCGCGGCGTGAAGCGCGAATTGTCCCTGCGCGGATACGATGCAGCCCGCCCTGGCCGCGCGAACTGGGGCTGGTTCGCCGCCTCCACCTCGGCCAATGCCGAGATCTACGGCGGCCTCGTCGCCCTGCGCAATCATTCGCGCGAACTGGTGCGCAACAACGGCCATGCGGCGAAAGCGATCCGCGTGCTCACCAACAATGTGGTGGGCACCGGCATCATGGTGCAGGCGCGCACACCCAACAAGAAGCTCAACGCCCGGATCAATGGGCTCTTCGCGGATTGGATCAAGATCTGCGACTTCAACGGTCAGCTCGATTTCTACGGCCTGCAGCGCCTCGCGGTGCGCGGCATGCTGGAGGGCGGCGAAAGCGTGACGCGCCTGCGCACCGTGACCGGCGCGAAAATTCCGCTGAAGCTGCAATTGCTCGAAGGCGATTTCATCGATCATTTCAAGAATGATCAGCTCGCCGACGGCAGCATTAAGCAGGGCATCGAATTCGACCGCGACGGCCGCCGCCGCAAATTCTGGCTCTTTGGCGAGCATCCCGGCGAAATGCCGATCCGCCAACCGAAAAGCTATGTCAGCAATCCGGTTCCGGCCGACCAGATCCTGCATCTTTACGAGATTCTGCGCATCGGTCAGATCCGCGGCGTGCCGTGGCTGACGCCGGGCATGACCACGGCGCGCGATCTCGGCACCTATGGCGAGGCCGAGCGGGTCCGCAAAAGGATCGAGGCTTGCGTCGCCGCGATCGTGATGGGCGCCGACGATCCCGACCAGGAGGGTATCGCCCCCAAGGTCACGGATTCCGCAGGCAACATTGTCGAGCAGTTCGAACCGGGTCTCATCGCCATCGCGCGCGGCTCGAAGGACATCAAGTTCACCCAGCCGGCGAGCAATGGCTCGTTTCACGAGTACAAGCGCACCGAGCTGCAGGAACTCGCGGCAGCATGGGCCGTGACTTACGAGGCGCTCACTGGCGATCTGTCCCGTGTCAACTTCTCGTCGCTCAAGGGCGGCCAGAACCAGTTTCAGCGCGAGGTGGAGATCATCCAGTGGCTTTGCCTCGTGCCGATGTGGCTCGACGGCGTGTGGCGCGCCTTCATCGATGCCTGCAAGGTCGCCGGCGAGATCCCGCAGAACGCCTCCTACGATTACGAGGCGACGACGCCGAAGTTCGAATCCCTCGATCCCGAGCAGGATGCGAACGGCGATGTCGCCCTGGTCCGCGCGACCTTCATGCCGCCGCAAGAGGCCATCCGCCGCCGCGGCTACGACCCGGAGAAAGTGCTCGCCGACACCAAGGCGTGGCACGAGGCCCTCGTCGGCGCGGGCCTGAAATCCGATTCCGACCCGGCCCTTTCGCCGAAAACCGCCGCCGCCGCGCAAGCCCCGGTCGCCGGCAACAAGGACTGATCCAAAATGCCAAAAACCGTTGAAACGCAAGCGCCGGCCGCGTCGGCGGAAGGCGCGAACCCGGCCGCCGGCTCGCCCGCGTCGCACGAGCGTGCCATTTCGATCTTCGTGCGCCGATCCAACGATGCCGGCCTCATCCCCTCGAGCGTCAACGAGGCCGAGCGCACCACCGATCTCGTGATCTCCACCGGCGCGCCCGTGGCGCGTTCCGATTGGGACGACGATTACATCGAAACCCTGTCCATGGATCCGCAGAACATCCGCGTGGATCGGCTCAACCGCGGCGCGCCTCTGCTCGATGCGCACGACCGTTACAGCGGCACCCGCGCGGTGCTCGGCGCCATCGTGCCGGGCTCTGCCCGCGTCGAAGGCGGCCAATTGGTCGGCACCGCGAAATTCTCGCGCTCGGTCGATGGCGACCGCGCCTTCCAGGACGTGAAGGACGGCGTGCTGCGCCACGTTTCGGTGGGCTATCTCACCCACAAATTCGAGGTCGACAATTCGACCACGCCGCCGACGCACCGTGCGACCGATTGGGAACCGCATGAAGTGTCGATCGTTCCGATCCCAGCCGATCCTCAAGCCGGATTCCGCGCTGCCGATCACAACCGGGCCGCCCCGCCCTCATCCAAGGAAAGTACCATGCCTAACGTGACTCCGGGCGCGCAGCCCGGCCAAGAAAACCGCGGAACCGATGTCGTTGTCGACCAGCGCGATGTTGATGCCGCCGTCGCTGCCGCAACCCGCCGGGCTGATCAGGCCCTCGACGAGCGCGTGAATGCCGCTCTCGAAGCCGAGCAGACCCGCCGCGACGCGATCGAAAACACGGTGCGCTCCCTCGGCCTGCCGGCCGAATTCGCAACGACCCACATTCGAAACAAGACGTCGCTCAACGACTTCCGTGCCCTCGCCATCGAGGAAGCCGCCAAGTTCCAGCGCGCCGCCCCGACCGACGGCCACAATCCCCACGCCTCGCCCTTCGTTGCCCGCGGCGGTATCGCGCGCGATCCGGAACCGGGCGAGCGCGCGGCCCGCTTCGTTCGCACCATCGCGGCAGCCCCCCGCCTGAAAATGTCGCCGATGGACGTCGCGCGCCATTGGAAGGACGAAATGACCGCTCGCGCTTTGTCGGCCAGCATCGGCGCGTCCGGCGGCTTCATGATCCCGCAGGACATGGCCAATGAAGTGATCGACCTGTTGCGCCCGCGCAGCGTGGTCCGCTCCGCGGGCCCGCGCATCGTCGACATGCCCACCGGCAACATCACCTTCCCTCGCCTCAACAGCGGCGCTGTCGCGGGTTATGTCGGCGAGAATGCCCCGGCCCCGAACGGCGACGAGGCCTTCGGCCAGGTCCGCATGACGGCGCGCAAACTGATGGCGCGCGTGCCGATCTCCAACGACCTGTTGCGCTTCGCCTCGCCCAACGCCGATGCTTTGGTGCGCGACGACATGGTGAAGTCCCTCGCCATCGCCGAAGACCGGGCCTTCCTGCGCGGCGCCGGCACCGCCTTCACGCCCAAAGGCCTGCGCAACCTGGCGCTTCCGGGCAATATCTTCGCTTCCGTGGCCGTCTATAGCGACGCAACGTCATTGGCCGACATGACCAAACTCGTCACGGCGCTCGAATCCAACAACGTGCTGATGACCAAGCCGGTCTGGTTCTTCTCGGGCCGCACCAAGAATTATTTCTACGACCTGCGCGACCAGGTCGGCGGCTTCCTCTACCGCGCCGAGATGGATCGGGGCATGTTCCGCGGCTTCCCCTACAAGTGGACCCAAAGCATCCCGCAGAACCTCGTCGACGGGACCCAGAGCGAGGTGATGCTGGTCGACATGGACGAATTCATGATCGGCGAAGTGCCCGGCCTGATGATCGACGCCAGCACCGAGGCCACCTACACGCCCGATGGTACCACCCTGGTCAGCGCCTTCGACAACGACCAGACGGTGATCCGTATCATCGAAGAACACGATTGCGCCCTGCGCCACGACGCGGCGGCCGCCGTGCTCACCGGCGTGAAGTGGGGCACCTGACCTTTCAATAAACCGCGGGCCGGCCACCGCTGGCCCTTCGGCCCTTTCCCTGCGGGCGCGAATGGCTAACACGCCACGCGCGCTTTCCTTGCTGGCGTGAATGGCGAACACGCCACGCGCGCCCAAACCGGAGCCTCCCCATGCATCCCGCTTTCAACAACATCGGCGCCTATCTCAAGGTCGCTAACGTCATTTTCACGGCGGCGGCCGCCGCAGAGGTCGATTCCCAGTCCGTGACCCTGCATCAGCCGGGCGAGGATTATTTCAGCGGCGTCCTCAATGTGGCGGTCAATGCGGTCGCCGGCGCGCCCACTGCCTTCTCGGTCGCGTCCAAACTGCAGGGCAGCAACGACGGGGCGACTTGGACCGACCTGCCCGGCGCGGCGCTCGCGCCCATCACCGCCGTGGGTCAGGCCAGTCTCAACGTCGATCTGAGCGGCGCGCCGACCTATGTGCGCGCAGTTGTGGTGCCGACCTTCACGGCGGGCAACAATCCGAGCGCTGCCATCGCCGCGACGCTCGTGCTCGGCGGCGCGACCGAACTCCCCGCCGTCTAACCGGCTTCTCGCCGTCATTGCGAGGGAAGCGAAGCAATGCATCTACAGATCTGCGTCGTCTTGGTGCGGAGATGGCTTGCTTCGCTCTGCTCGCAATGACGGGTGTGATCACACTTCAAGCATCCGGAGCTCCCATGTCCGACCGCCTCGTGCGCTTCCTGCGCAACGAACTCCCGTATATGCACGGTGAAACCGCCGGGTTCCCCGCGAAGGCCGCCGGCAAGCTCGTGAAGCGTGGCTCCGCGGAATATGCGGACGGAAAGGATGCACCGGCCCAGGAGCATCCGGCCCATGAACCGGACACGCTGCCCTTGTCCGGCATCACGAAAGACAAGCTGAAGCGGGTCGATCCCATCACCGTCGCGAAGGATTAGCGCGCCTGGTGTGTTCGCCATTCGCGCCAGAAAGGAAATCCCATGATCTTCGCCTGGCCTGACGTCCAAAAGGCGCCGACCGACATCAAGATCGTGCATCTCGACTGGAGCACCCTGCTCGACCCGTCGCAGGCCACCGCCACGATCGTCGGGCACGACGCCTCCAGCGTCATCGCGGACGATGTCGGCGACCTCGCGCAGGGGCCGCCCGGCCTCGCCGGCGTCGTCGCGGCCGATGCCGGCGTCAGCGGCTTCATTCAGAGCGTCAACCTCTCCGGTGGCATGCCCGACGGGTTCACGGTCGTCTCGGCCCATATCGTGCTCGACGACGGCACGGACCTGACCCGCTCGCTCCGGGTTCTCGTCAGATGAGCCTGTTCGCCGCCATCGCCGAGGCGGCCTTCGCGCCGCTCGACGCGATCTATGGCGAGACGATCCTCGTGCAGCACGTGCTTGCCAGCGAATTCACCGCCGGCGCGCCGGACCCGGCCATTCCGGCCTTCTCTGTCGTCGCCCCGCTCGACCTGCCGCGCGAATTGATGCTCGCGGCCGGATCCTCCGACGGCGCCAAATCGGAACTGGTCAAGATTTCCGCCCGCGTCGAATTCGACGCCGCCCTGTTCAGCCCGCTGAAGCCTGCGCCGGTCGCGGGCACGATTCTCACTGCGACGGATCGTGCCGGCCACCCGCGCTTCCGCGTCCGCGATGTCGAGCCGGACGGGGTCACTCGCATCGTCTGCGAAATCGCACCACTCGATCTGGAGACTGCGTAGATGGCGGGTCTTACGGCCTATGCGGTCGCGCTCTGCGCCAGCCGCGCGATCAAACAGGCCACGACCTGGGCCGAGACCCGTGTATACACCGACCCGATCGATCCGGTCGACACGCCGGCGCCGGTGGTGAGCGTGCTCGTCGGCCACGGCCACAGCACGATTCAGGCGCACGATCTCAACGACGCGACCCGCGGCCTCAAATTGCGGATCGAGATGTTCGTTCCGGCCCTGACCACGATCAATGTGCCGTCGACCCTCACCCTCGACACGTCGAAATCGGTCAGCCTCGTCTTCGCCGGCCTGTGGCGGCAGGTCGTCTCCGCCCTGCAATCGCCGACCAATGTCTGGGCCGACCTGTTCCGCCGCTTCGTCCTGTCGTTCCATGCGCAGGACTTGGAATCGGTGCTGTTCGAGAACAAGGTCGGCGACAAGATCTCGCGCATCGCCGCGCGCGCCATCGAACTGACGATCTCGACCCTCGACGAGCCGCCGTTCGGCGCCCCGCCCTCCGACGCCTGGGCCGACCTGGTCGCCGCCATGCAGGCCGACGGCCCGGAACTGGCAAGTCTCGGCGCCGTCGTGGCCTATCTAATCGAGGGCCAGGGCCCGCTTGCCGACTGGGAGGCCGCCGCCGCGCAGATCGGCCTTGGGCCCAGCGAGGCCACCATGCTCGGCTTCGGCACGGTCGATGGTGTCGCCACCGAGCCGACCTTGCAGCAAGCGACCATCATCGGTCCCGACATGACTACGGTTGTGACGGAAACCACCCCGTGACCGGTCTCGAAACCCTGCTGCGGGAACTGTCCGACTCCCTCGTTGCGGCGCATGAGCGCATCGCCGATCTCGAAGGCCGCCTCGAGCGCATGTGGCGCCCGGGTACGGTCACCGATGTCGATGCGGCACAGCAGCTTTACCGCCACCAGATCGGCGTCGACGACCAGGGCCAGCCGGTGAAATCCGATTGGATTCCCTACGGCCAGCACGCCGGCGACCATAAGGAGCACATTGCCCCAAGCGTCGGCCAGCAGATGATGATGATCTCGCCCGACGGCGATCATTCCCAGGCCTTCGGCGTGCCCTTCACCTGGTCGAACGCCAATGCCTCGCCTTCGACGCGCAGCGACGAAAGCGTGCGCCTACGCGGTGACGTGAAGGTCACGCAGCGCGGCGACAAGCACATGACCGACACCAAGCCCACCGGCGGCGGCCATTTCATCCTCGCCACCGGGGCCGTCGTCACGAAGATTCCCGATCCGAGCAAGATCAAGTTCGTGGTCGGCGACCCCAACAACAACCCGCAATGGTTCGCCCTGGACCCCTCGGTCCTCCTGCCTTGCGACAAGGAAGATATCTCGTGATCACCGGCATCAACCGCGAAACCGGCAAGCCGCTCGATGGCTGGGCCCATGTGGTGCAGAGCCTGCAGGTCATCTTCTCGACCCGCATCGGCGCCCGCATCATGCGCCGCCTGTTCGGCTCCGCCGTTCCGGGCCTGCTCGGCAAGAATCTCGAACCGTCGACCCTGTCGGCCTTCTATTCGGCCATCATCATCGCTGTGGAATTGTGGGAGCCGCGCTTTTCCGTGCGCCGCATCACCTATCCTGCGACGCAGAACAGCACCGCCAATCTCGCACAAGGTATCTTCGGCTTCAAACTCGAAGGCGATTACCGCCCGCGCGCGCTGCAAGGCGATTTCACCGTCGACCAAGTCAAGACCGCGTATTTCTGATGACCCGCTTTCCCTTCGCCGCCCTCGACCTCTCGCTCCTGCCGGCGCCGCAAGTGCTGCCGGTCGATTACGAGCAGATCCGCGCCGACCGGCTCGCCGATTTCCAGGCGCGCTGGGCCACGGCGCGGCAAGGCACCGACCTGCCGACCTATGACGTCGCCTTGAGCGAAGCGGACCCCGCCGTCCTCCTGCAGGAGGAAGATTCCTACCGCGAGATGCTCGACACCCAGTCGATCAACGACGCGACCCTGGCGGTGATGTGGGCCTTCGCGCAAAAGTCCGATCTCGACCAGCTTGCCGTGCTGGTCGGCTTGCGCCGCCTCACGCTCGTTGCCGCCGATCCGACCACGACTCCGCCTACGGCCGCCGTGACGGAAAGCGACGCAGATTTCCGCGCCCGCGGCCGCTTGGCGCTCGATGCGACCGCGATCGGTCTTACCGGCGGCGGCTACATCACCATCGTCAAGCAGGTGGCACCGGAAGTCCGCGCCGTCGGCCTGATCAAGCGCGGCGGCGGCCAAATCGATGTCATTCTGCTTGGGCGGGGTCCCGACGGCTCGGTGACCGACGATGTCGTCGCCCGCGTCAGCGCCGCGCTGCTCGCCGACGAGGGCAGCCAGCTCACCGATATCGTCTCGGTGCGCTCCGCGACGCCCGTGCCCTACGACGTCGTGATCAATGCCACCATTCCGCCCGGCCCGTCCGCGGGGACGGTGCAGACGCAATCGACGACGAACCTGGCGGTTGTCGCGGCCGCGCTACAGGTGATCGGCGGCGTGGTGCCGACCGACGCACTCATTGCCGCCGGGCGCGTGCCGCCCATGACGAAATTGACGCTCGTGTCTCCACCGGTCGATATCGCGGTCGCCGCCGATGCCGCGCCCTATGCCCGCACGATCACCGTGAACGTGCAGCCGGTCGTCTCCTGATGCTCAATGCGAATCCGGTGTCCCTGCTGCCGCCGAACGGCAGCACATTCGAATCCGTCCTGTCGCTGGTCAGCGCCGCGCGACGGCCGCTCAACAGCGACATCATCCGGTCGGTGTGGAACCCGGCGACCTGCCCCCTCGATCTGCTGCCCTATCTCGCTTGGGGCCTCGGCCTTGAACTCTGGGACGATAGCTGGAGCGAGCAGAAAAAGCGCGACACGATCGCCAATATCTGGAAGCTGAAACGCGAGAAAACCACGCTCGCCGGCATCAGCGCCTATGTCGACCTGGTCGGCTCGGAAGTGGTCGCCGCGCGGCGGCCGCGCGACAAAGTATTCGCGATCCAGACTCTTTCGGATGCAGAGCGCGCCGCGCAGATGGCGCTCATGCCGCAAATCCATATCTATCCCGCCGCGCAGCCGGTTACGGGCGATATGGCCAAGGCCTTCTTTGCCGGCGACACATGGCATTGCTTCTACAATGCCGGCGAAGTGTCCGAGCCGAGCGACGCGGCCGCGCGTTACGAACAGCGCGCCGTCTATGTCGACGCTGGCGTCACCTCACCGGTCTATGTGCGCGGCCTCGATCAGGCGCTCGACAGCGGGGTCACGGTCGCGCTTGCCTCGCCCGCGAGCACTGCGAAAGCGTTTTTGAACACATGCTGGTCGGCGACGGTATTGATCGACACCGATGCGGACAACCGCACCGTGGCGATCACGCCGCAGGATCTGGGCGAGTCCTTCGCCGTTCCGGCCGGCCTGACGCCAACCGAAGTGCGCCCGATCCGGGTCGCGGAAAGCGTTGCGTTGCAGCCTGGAAAGGCCTTCTGCTCGTTCTCGTATTGGGGCGGGGATTCTCTTGTCGCGTCCGATGCCGAAACCCATGTTTACGATCAGGTCACTCTGTTCGACTCGTCGCGGCTCGTCAGCACCCATCGCGCCATCTCGTTCTGGGGCTGGTCGCATTTCGCGCTCGCGCCCTACAGCGCCGAACTCACCATCGACATCCCGTTGCAGCGTCCGACTTACGCCTTCGGTTCCTGGTGGGGCGTCGGCGTCTGGTATGAAACCGATATGACGCCGCTGTGGAACACGCTTGAGGCGGTTTCCGTCGCCCAGGCCCTGCGCGACGACATCGACGTCAACACGGTCCTATACACACCCATCAATTTTGAAACGGGCCTCATGTTCGGCTCGTTCAATTTCGGCGACTACCGAAAAGCAAACTGATTCAGAAACCACATCCGTCATTGCGAGGAGCGTAAGCGACGAAGCAATCCATCTCCCAGACCTGGAGATGGATTGCTTCGCTGTGCTCGCAATGACGCCTTGGAACCCGCGAGGCCATTCATGGAAAATACCGTTCTCTTCCAGCAATATATGGAAGTCGTCCCCGACGACATGAACAACCTGCAGCAATATGCGAGCGACTCGCTCGACCATGTCGTCGGCGACACGATCACCAGCGTCCCGGCCTATTCCGGCTTCGCCGCGGTCAAGAGCGGCCCGGCACAGCTCACCGTTGCCGCCGGCCGCATCTACAATGCCGGCAAGGTCTATGCGCTCGGCCAATCGACCTCTTACGATTTCACCAGCATTCTGCCGGTGGCGGCGAAGAAAATCGTGATCATTTCCGGCTGGGGCTCGGAATCCGACACCAATGTCACCCAGCGCAATTTCCTGATCCCGGCGACCTCGACGCCGCAGGCGCCGCAATACAAGCCGCAGCCCGTCGCGCTCACCCATGCGCGCATCGCCAATCTCGGCCAGTCCACCGGCACCGAAAGCCCCGATCCGCAGGCGCCGGTGATCGACCCGACCTTGCTGCCGATCGTGCAGGTGCTCCTCACCCCGACCGGCATTTCCTCGGTGACTATGCTCGCGGCCAATCAGGTGCCGAGCCTGCAGGATGTGGACAACCGCCTCGAAACCATCGAGGCCTGGGAGGCCGGCGCCGCGCCTCAGCTGGTGTCGCTCTCGTCCGACGTGCAGCGCCTGTCCAATGATGCACGGCAGAAAACCGGCTCCAATCTCACCGGTCGCATGCTCGCGCGCATCGCCGTGCTGGAATCCAAGAACGGCATTCCATCCAACGCGGCCGATTCGAGTGCCGACTTCTTTCTCGACACGACGTCATCCGACCTGACGAACCCGCTCATGAACGCGCTGACGCGCGAAGGTATCCGCTTCGCCGACAATGGCGCGGCGGATGCGGCGCTCGGCCTGTTCAATCCGTTGAACCCGCTTGCGACAGTTGCCGGCGGCGTGCTGCTGCCGGCTTATGATCCGTCCTTGCGTCTCTCGGTCGGCCCGCAGACCGGGCAGATCCAGCTCTCGAGCTATTCCTACGCGACCAGCACCCTGGTGCAGAAAACCATGTCGCGGGTGCGCGTCCGCTACGGCACCGAATTCACCGTCTGCACCAATAGCGCCTATTGGCAGTCGGGAAAATACGACCCGATCACCGGCATTTTCACCCTGCCGAACGGCGACGTGTTCAAGGCGGCCTTCGATCTCACCAATGGCGTCTATTCGGCCAATTCCGGCGGTCTCAGCCATGTCGCCGTGCGCCTGCAGCAGTTCTGGACCGACACGGTGTCCGACCCCTATTGGGACCGCATCACCGTCACCAATCAGATTTCCGGCACGCAGGTCGCCGAAACCTTCCCGGTCGGGCAGGACATGTGGCTGCAATCGATCGGGCTGTTCTTCACCAAGATCGATGCGCAGGGTTCGGTCAATGTGGTCATCTGCCAGGCCACCTCGACCGGCTTGCCGGATCTGACCCAGGTGATCGCGCAAGCCTCGCTCGACCAGCCCCATCTGCAGCTCGCTCCGGCCGAGACGAATTTCGCCTTTGCCACGCCGGTGTACCTGCAGGCCGGCAAGCGCTATGCGGTTGTCGTCATGACCGGCGCCAACCATTTCGTGGCGAGCGCCGACGGCACGGCCTTCCCCGGCGGCACATTCTTCACCGTGGTCGGCGGCGCCTATGCGCAGGGCGATCTCACGAAACACCTCGCCTTCAACCTGTACACCTGCAAATTCCGCCAGGCGATCTCGACCATCGATCTGAACCCGCTGCAGCTCGCCGGAGGGATCACCTCGCTCGACATCCTGGCCGGCGCCATCACGCCCGGCGCGACCAGCCTCACCTTCGAAGTGCAGGTCAACGGCCAATGGATCTCGCTCGCCGCAGCCAATGCCGGCGCGCTCAACGCCGGCGGCTCGCTCCCGCCGCTGTTGCCGCTGCATGCCGTCTTCGCCGGCACGCCGGACGTGCAGCCGGTGCTCAACCTGCTGCAAAGCAACGTGCATGTGTCGCGGCCGAACACGAGTTTCACCCATATGGCGCTGCCGCGCACGCCGCCGGCCGCGACCTCTTCGATCCGCATCATCGAGCGTTACGAGTCGTTCGATCCCAACTTCCACACCGGCAAGGTCACGATCATGACCGGCGCTGGCTACGCCACAGAGACGCAACCCTCGTCCTACAGCGACGTGATCGCCTCCGACGGCGCCACCGAGCGCACCTTCGTGTTCAACCTCGGCGCCGCCGTCACGTCCTGGGTGACCAAGAGCGCCGGCACGACGACCAGCGCCCTGAAAACCTTCCACGTCGCCTGGCGCAAGGATTGGGTGCTGTAAGACCCAGGCTGCGCCGCACCACGTCCGTCATTGCGAGGAGCATAGCGACGAAGCAATCCATCCCCCAGTCTCGGAGATGGATTGCTGCGCTTCGCTCGCAATGACGCTCCCCTTCTTCCCTGGAGCAACCCCATGGCCAACGAACCGCAAGACGCCACGCCGGCGCCGCTCACCTCCTACGAAGGCTATCACGAGGTCAAACTATCTCGCGCGGTGCCGATCGATGACATCGTCTATCGCGCCGGCGTCAAACACGTCGTCGACGACGCCGTCCTGAAGGCCCTCGGCGATGCGGTGATCGATGTCCAACCTGCCCGCTGAACTCGACTTCGTCACAAACAAGAGCGCGTCGCCCGAGCGCATGAATCTGGCGATGGCCGCGCTCGATCTACGGTTGCGCACGCTCGAAAGCTACAAGCCGAACTTCGACGCGCTCCTCGCCCAGATCCAGCAGGTCGGCCTCGACCGGCTCAACACCGCCTTGCTGCCGGTCTATAACGAGCTTGTCAGCATCGCCAATCTCGGCGCGATCTTCGTCGCCACCTCGGCGCCGTCGGTCACCGTCGCGACGGGCAATGTTCCCTTCGTCATCGACGCGAGCCTGGCGCAGCAATTCGCGCCGGCGCAATGGCTGGTGGCCATGTCGGCGGATGCCGGCGTGGTCATGGCCGGCCATGTCGTCTCCTATGTGCGAGCCACGGGCACACTGACCATCAATGTCAGCAACGCCTTCGGCGCCGGCGCGCATGGCAACTGGACGATTTTTCCGACGGTCCCGCCACTGCTGACAGCGCAGGCGATCGACGGCGGCACGCTCGACGGCCAGCCCGGCACGGTCATCCAACACAAGCGGACCTTGCTTGGCACCGCGCCCACGGCTCTGGCCGATGGCGAATTCGCGATCGACGAGCACGGCGCGCTGCTCTGGTGGAAGGATTACCAGGGCAATCTGCACAGCTTGCCACTGCTCGCCGGCCTCGCCAACACGCTGGCGACCCTCGATGCCACCGGCCTCGTGCCATTGAGCCAATTGCCGCATGGCGTCGCCAACACGCTCGCGACGCTCGACAGCGGCGGCCATCTGCCGCTCAACCAATTGCCCGCCGCGCTGCAGGGCGCGATGACCTATATCGGGACATGGGACGCGAGCGCGAACAATCCGGCCCTTGTCTCCGGCGCCGGCACCAAGGGCTATCTCTATCGCGTCAACAATGCCGGCACCACGCCGCTCGACGGCATCACCCAGTGGAACGTCGGCGACATGGCCGTGTTCAACGGCACGGTTTGGAACAAGTGGGACGGCATATCGAACGAAGTCCTGTCCGTTGCCGGCCGCACCGGCAACGTGACGCTGGCCTTGGCCGATCTGCTCGACTCCACCGCCGTCGGCCGCGCGCTGGGCTCCGCCGCGAGCGTCGCCGTACAGCGCGTCTTGCTGAACATCGACCAAGCGACGATGGTCAACGATGCCAACCAAGCGATCACCAATGCCATGGAAGCCGTCGTCTGGACTGCGATTACAGCGCCTCGCACCGGCACACTGCCGAGCGCCGCGAGCATGAATCAGGGCCAGACGGTTTATATTTTCGACGAAAGTGGCGCCTGTTCGCAGAATAACACGATCACACTCACGGCCAACGGCGCGGACACAATCAACGGCGCGTCGAGCTATGTGCTGAACTACGCCAATGCCAGCGTCGCGCTCATGCGTGTGTCGTCGACGAAATGGACCGTGAGTTCGGTTGGATCAGCGCCTACCGCTCCGATAGGGCGCAACCTCCTCATCAACGGCGGGTTTGATTCAGATCAGCGCTACGGAGGCACTCTTGTCTCCACGCCTGGCTACCTTTGTGACATGTGGAACAACTCCACATCTGGCGCTGGCGTCTACTCGGCCCAGGTTGTGGCCGACGCTCCTCCGGGGTTACGCAATTCGCTGAAGACAACGGTAACAACGGCCGTGGCCTCGCCTGGGGCGACTGAGGTATACCAACTCTTCACCGCGGTTGAGGGCGTCAATATCGCCAAGCTCAAGTGGGGATTGGCGTCAGGACGTACTGTCACCCTGTCCTTCTGGGTGAAGGCGTCGGTTGCCGGAACCTATGGCCTCTGCATCGGGAACGGCGGCGGCACGCAATGCTACACCGCCACTTATGTGGTGACGACCGCCAATGTTTGGCAATACGCCACCATCGTGATCCCAGGGGCGACGGCTGGGACATGGGCTAGCGACACGACTGCTGGGCTCCGTCTAATTTTCGACCTCGGTTCTGGATCAAATAGCAACGGGACAGCCGGGGCGTGGGCAACCACCACGACCTATGCGCGGAGAACAGCAGCATCTGTCCGCTTGATCTCCACGGCCGGAGCGACGCACCAGGTCACAGGCTGCCAGATTGAGCTTGGAAGCTATGCAACCGAGTTCGAGTACATCCCGGTTGATCGCCTGACCCTCGCGTGCATGCGCTACTACTGGAAAGGGCAGTGTAACATTCAGGGGTATGCCACGACGTCAGGTCGTGTGAAATCTTCGATTTCTCACCCCCCGATGCGCGCCACACCTGCGGGCAATTGGTCGATGAACTCCCAGGGAAACGTTAGCTCTGTCGGGCTAGAGCTAGCCGCCAATGGCTCAGCGCTCTGGCTGATCCCGTCAGCGACTGGGGACGCTTACTACAACGCTACAATCACACTCGACGCGAGCTTGTAATCGCCCATGTACACATTGATTAATGATTCCGATTGCGTCCTACGGGATGACGGCTGGACGATTCCGAACGACCCGGCGAACGCCATGCGGCAGGACTATGAGGCATGGCTCGCGGCCGGCAATACGCCGGCTCCCGCGCCGCAATCGCCGCTCGCCGCCCAGGCGCAGGCTGCCATCGCCGACTGCATCGCCTATCTCGACGCGATCACCGCCCGCGTCACCGCGAAATATCCGCGCAGCGAGGTTGATAGCTGGTCGGTACAATTGATCGAGGCGCGGATCGTGCAGGGAGGCGGCACGCCGCCGGCGCCGTCGCTGCTGCAGGCGATCGTCACAGCCGCTAACGATCCGTCTACGACACCGCAAAGTGTCGCTACCGCGGTGATAGCGAAAGCAACAGCCTACCAGCAAATCGTCGCCGGCTTGCAGCCGATCCGCTACGCGGCGGAAGATATCGCCAATGTGACCGCCGCCATCCAGATCCCGGGGAAGGTGTCGGCGGTCAAGGCCGCAGCCGACGCACTCGCGGCGCAGCTCGGGTTCTAGCCACAACCCTTCCCGTCATCACCCATTCCCATCCCGCAAGGGCCGCCTCATCAGCGGCCCTTTTTCTTTAGGAGACCCCGATGACCACACCCCGCTATGGCATGGTGTTCAACAACGTCAACAACGAGCCGCGTCCCGCCCAGCCGTCTGATCTGTCGATCATCGGCCTGGTGCTGCCGTCCGACGATGCGATCGCCGCCACCTATCCGCTCGACACGCCGATCGCCTTCGATTCCGGCGATGCGACCGCCCTCGCCGCCCTCGGCACCGGCCCGCTCTACAAGACGGTGGTGACGATCGACAACCAGCTTGCCGACCTGCAGACCTCGGCCCGCATCGTCGCCGTGCGCGTCGCCACCGGCGCAGACATCGACGCCACGATCGCCAACATTGCCGGCAATCCTGCCAACGGCAGCGGGCTTTATGCCCTGCTCAAGGCCAAAACGCTTCTCGGAGAAGTGCCGCGCCTCATCGGCGCGCCAGGCTATACCGGCACCAGCGACCTTGGCGTGCAATCCGTCACCATCACCGGCGGCGGCACCGGATTCACCAATGCGCCGGTCACGTTCAATCCGCCCGGCGCCACCGGCACGGCCATTATCGCCAATGGCGTGGTGACCGGCGTCAATCTGACCGCGCCCGGCCAATACGATGCCGGCACCGTGGTGACCTGCAGCATCGGCGGCGACGGCAAGGGCGCGACCGTGTCCGGCCCGACCTTGACCGGCGGCGCGGTGGGGGTCGCGGCGACCGGTGCGATCAATTTCGTCACCAACCCCGTGGTCGGCAACACGATCACCCTGGACGGCACCGTGGTGACCTTCGGCACCGCTGCCAACGATGTGGTGCCGGGCGCGACCCTGGCCGCCACGCTGGCCAATCTGGCGGCCTTCTGCAACGCCTCGGCGGACGCGAACATTTCGCTCTGCACCTACGCGGCGACCGCGACGGCGCTCACCATCACCGACAAGACGCTCGGCGTCGGCGGCAACGCCTTCACCCTGGCGGCCAACATCATCGGCGCGACAGCGACGGTCGCCATGCAGGCCCTCGCCAATCCGATCTGCGCCAACCTGCCGGCAATTTGCGCCGCGCTCTTCGGTTGCGCCGTGGTCGGCTCCGACGGCAGCGGCCAGCAAGGCGCCCTCAATTTCCGCCAGGTGCTCTCCGATCCGCGCCTCATCCCGACCGATGCATGGGAGATCATCCAATCGCCGATCCCGGCCGGTCAGACGGTCTCGCCGGGCACGGAATATCAGGACGGCGCGGCCGTTGCCCTCGGCCTCTTCGCTCGCGTCGACTTCCAGCACGAAGGCCTGCCGTTCTGGTCGATCTCCGGCCAGCCGGTGCAGGGCATTCTCGGCCTCAAGAACAGTTACCCGTTCAGCCTCGTCGATGGCGCCACCGCCGGCCAGGAATTGCTGGCGCAGAACATCTCAGTGATCGAACGCGGCGAGATCGGCGACGAAACGGCGATCAGCGCCTCCGGCTATGTCTGGGCCGGCGTGTGGAACGCCAGTTCCGATCCGCTGCAATGGTTCTACAACAAGCGGCGCGGCCGCGACTGGACCCACCTCGCCCTGATGAAAAGCATCCGCCTGCGCCTCGGCACCGAGAACGTGACGCCGCAGGGCGTGCAGGACGTGCTCAACGACATGAACGCGGTCGGCTCCTATCTGATCATGAAAAAGGCGGTGCTCGGCTTCAAGGTCAGTTTCAACGCCGCCGACAATTCGGTCGACGCGTTGCGGCAGGGCCAGTTCGCGATCGCCTACAACCAGGAAGAACCGGCGCCGATCACCCAGGTGACGGTCAATTCCGGCCCGTATCGTGAGGCGCTCACCTTCGAGCTTTCGACGCTGATCGCCCAGGCCGCGCAACTGCCGGCGCAGTTCCTCAACTAACCAACGCCGTCATCGCGAGCGCAGCAAAGCAATCCATCCTCGAGTCTGGGAGATGGATTGCTTCGTCGCTTTTGCTCCTCGCAACGACAGTGAGCCCCTTCCCCACCTTTAGGAGATCGCCATGACGATTTACGTCAAAGAGGCCATGAACATCTTCGCCGGCGACACCGGCACAGACCGCTCGAAGCATCTCACCCTCGATAGCCTGAAACTAGCATCGCTCGAGGAAAAAACCGCCGAGCACCACGCCGGCGGTTCGATCGGCGCGATCGAGATCGGCGGTCTCGGCATGAACGCCCTCAGCATCCAGTTCAAGCTCAAGGGCACCGACCCGCAGACCATGTCGCTGTTCGGCATCAACGGCCGCACGTCGATGCCCTACACGATCTACGGCGTCATCCGCGACAAATCGACCGGACGCGCGATCGAATTGAAGGCCGTGGCCTGGGGCCGCCTCACCAAACTCGACCCCAACGAATGGAAGCGCGGCGATCTCGACGAGCAGGACCACGAGATCAAGGAAATCACCCATTACGAACTCTATTTCGACAAGACCGAGAAGTATTTCTACGATTTCCTCGCCTCCACCTGGCGCGTCGACGGCACCGACATGAACAGCGCCGAGAAGACGATTCTTCGTATCGCCTGACTGCGCGCTCGGCGCCTGCGCCGTTCGCCGCAAATAAGACCCCGCGATGTCATCCCGGGCTTGACCCGGGATCCACCGACAACGCAAGCCGGACCGAGAAGCCGCTGCGGCACAGATCTTGCCACCATCCCGCAACTCCAAGGAACCAAGCATGACCGAAACGTATGCCGCCGCCGCTACACTCGGCGCACCGCCCAAGCGCACCATCCGCTTTGTCGGCGAGAAATCCCGACTCAAGACCGTCCCCCTGGAGTGGCCGGTGGAGGTCGACGGCGTCCCGCTCAACGTAGTGGTGATCAAGCGCATGACCGCCGGCGAGATCGACCAGTTCGTCGAATCTGCTCGCGGCGAAACGCTCGGCGCGCGCTACTTTCCGCTGTTCGCCGATGAGTCCGGTGCGCTCCTTCCGGGCGACGTGCTGGACAGCCTCGACGACGACGACATGCTGACCTTGCTAAAGGAGGCCGAGGATTTTTTGCCCCGGCGATTCCGTACCGACGAGGGCGCCAAGACCGCTTCGGACGCGAACGACCCGAACGCTTCAGCCCCTACGCCTGGCGACACTATCGCGCCTTCATAGGCCACGTGCTCGGCTGGTCCATGACCGAGATCATGGCTTTGTACTGGGACCAATTCTGCGCCGAGCTGATCGAAGCGATGCGGCTCGAGGATCAATTGTGAGCGTCGAGACACCATGGCCAATCTGACATCCACCCTCGCGGTCATGCTCAAGGAGGATGTGACCAAGCGTGCGCCGAGCATCGAGCGCGCGATGGATCAGATTCGCGCCCACGCCAAGAATGTCGACAAGCAATTCGGCAACGTCGCCGGCCCCGAAAAGCTGGTCAAATCGCTGCAGAAGCTGAAGCTCGAAGCGAAGGACATCGAGGCCGTCGGCAAGGCCTGGCAGAAATATGCCGCGAGCGAGAAGCTCGCCGCCAATGCCAGCGAATGGACCAAGACCCAGGCGTCGGCAGTGACGCAATGGGAAGACCAGACCATTCGCGCCCTGCGCCAAGTCGCGCGCGAGCGTGCCGCCTTCGACCGCCAGATGAACAAGCCGGTCAAGCTGCCGAAGCCGGACGAGCCCGCACAACATGGCGGTCACAACAAATGGCTGGCCGGCCACAAGGAACTCGCGGCGACGCTGGGCGCCGGCGCCGCCGGCCATGAGCTGCTCAAACTGACGAAGGAGTCGATCGACAACGCCGCCGAGCGTCAACACGAAGTCGTGCAGATGATGCAGGCCGGCATCAAGGCCGACGAAATCGCGCGGGTGAAAGCCGAGGCGCTCGACCTCAAGAAGACGGTGCCGAACCTCAGCGTCGCGCAATTGATGGAGTTGCACAAGGAAGCGCGCTCGGCGGTCATGCATCCGGAAGAGACGTTCGAGCTGATGCCGGAACTCGCGAAAGCGACGTCCGTGCTCAAGGCCATGGGCGCCGAGAACGCCAATGTTGCCGATCTTGTCAAGGGCGCCGAGTCGCTCGGCATGATGGCCAATCCCGAGCGCTTCCATAAGTTCCTGCAAAGCCAGATCGCCGCCATGTCGGTGATGGGCAAGACGATCTCGACCGAGCAGATCTACGAGGCGGCGAAATATTCGAAAAGCGCCGGCGCGACCCTATCCGACGAGTTCATCAACCTGACCCTGCCGAGCCTGATCCAGGAAATGCACGGCTCCTCGGCCGGCGACGCCCTGTCGATGATGACCAAGACCTTGCGCGGCGGTCTCGCAAACAAGATGACGGCCGTGAAGCAGCTCGACAAACTCGGTCTGCTCGAGGATCCGAAACAGATTGTGCGCACCAAGACCGGCGCCATTCATGGCTATCTCGGCAAGGTCAAGGGCGACGATCTCCTCGCCAGCGATCCGGGCAAATGGCTCACCGCGTATTTCAAGCCGGCCGCCGAGAAGATGGGCGCGAAGACCCTGTCCGATCAGATCCGGCTGCTCAACCAGGTCATGCCGAGCACGGCGGCCAACATGGCGCGAATCCTGTTGCAGCAGGAGGAGACGCTCAAGACGCACCGCGCCAATTACGAGGCGGCGGCCGGGCAGGACTGGATGAAGAACCAGGCCGAAGATCCGCTCGCAGGTATGGACTCGCTCAACACGTCACTGCAGGACTTTCTTGGCACGCTGTCGGGACCTGCAATGAAAGACGCGGCGACATACATGACGTCTTTCTCCAAAACTATCTCAGGCTGGTCGGAATCGCTTGCGCAATGGCAGAAGGACAATCCGGAACTTGCCAAATGGGCTGCCGGCGGCGCGATCGGCGCCGGCGCGGCGGGCGGTGGGGCGCTGCTCTATGGCGCGCTCAACGGTTTCATGACAGGCTTTGGGCTGAAGGGATCTGCCGTGGCTCTCGACGAGTCGGCGGCAGCGCTCACCAATGCGGCCGAGGTCCTCGCCGCTGGCGGCGGTGGCGTGACCAACGACATCGCCAAGGACGTGGGCGGCGGCGCCGGTGTATGGGGCACGCTGCGCGCCTGGGGTGGCAAGCTTAAAGGAATGGCCGGGCTCGGCGTGCTCGCAAATCTTCCAACCGTTTTCAGTGACGAAGACGACAAGACGCTGCAGCAGGATGCGGATCGCGAGAAACGGTTGCGGGGCATGTACGGCAACAAGACCGTCGACAAGGCCTTCGCCAAATACAAGCATTGGTACGACATCACCAATCCGTTCAACGACACGTTCGAGAACGATCCCATGTATCGCGCGGTGCAACGCTACAAGGCGGAGCAGCGCTCGAAGCATCAGGGCTACGGCGACACCGCCAACCAGGTCGGACGGCGCATCGATCTCAATCCGCTCGGCATGTCCACGCTCGAAATGGACGACATGCGCGCCGGTACCGACCGCGAGGCCAATCGCGGTCTGGGGTTCGGTGGCGACCACACCATTCCGACGCGGGCCCAGGCCGCCGGCGGCGCGCCGGCCACAGGAACGGCCGCGCCGCAGGTCGACACGGGCCAGATCGCAGGCGTCGCGCCTGCGGCGCAGCAGGCCGGCGACGCCCTTCTCGCTGCGCTCGGCATTACCGTCACGCCGCAGGTCAGCACCGCCGCGATCGACGCATTTCTCGCCAAGGTGGCGCAGGCCAAGGCCGAACTCGCCTCGCTGGGCGCCGGCGCCGGCGGTCTCAACGTGCCGTCGCATGCCGCCGCGATGCGGGGCAATTTCACCGCCGGTTATGGCGGTCGACGTAATGAATAGCGCGCGTGCGAGCTTTTTTGATTGGCTCAAACACGCGAACACGCGGTTTGAGCGCCACATTCGCGCCAACGAAAAGTAGGTGTTGAGATGCTCTTTTGCCTCGGCCCCCTCGCCTTCGAGGTCGCGCCGCTCAATGCCGACGAATTCACCCGCGACGCCGGCTACGATTACGCGGCCAAGGACATCATGGACCAGCAGCGGCCGCGCGAGGGCGTTGGCGAGGCGGATGAGAAGATCACGCTGAAAGGCAAGCTCTTCCCGCATCGCTTCGGCGGCCTCGACGAATTGACCCTGCTCGACAATCTGCGCACGTCCGGCGCGCCGCAGATCCTGGTGCGCGGGGACGGGCTCAACTTCGGTTGGTATTTCATCGAGAAGACGAACATCCGCCACACCTATCTCGACCCGCAAGGAATCGGCCGCCAGATCGAAGTCGCGATCGACCTCGTCAAATCGCCGAACGCGCCCGATGCCGGCAGCCTATTGGGGCAGCTCATGAGTTTGTTTGGATGACCACGGAAACATTGACATTCCTGAACGACGAAACGCCGCTCGACCTGCTGTTGTGGCGGCGCTACCTGCGCGAGGTGCCGGGTCTTGTGGAGCAGGTGCTCGCTGGCAACCCCGGCCTCGCCGCGCTGGGTCTCATGCCGCCGCGCGGCACCAAGATCGTAGTCACCGTACCGGCGCCGGTCACGCGCTCCGGCAAGCCCACCATCAGCCTGTACGACTAGCGCCACCGGAAATACTCATGCCCCGCTCCTACTGGCTGCTCAAGATCGACGGGAACGACGTCACCAATAATTTCGATCCCGTGATGATTTCACTCAAGATCAAGGATACGGAAGGCGGCAAGTCGGACTCGCTCGAAGCGGAACTCGATGACACCAGCGGCCAGATCGAACTGCCGCGCACCGGCGCCACGATCTATGCCGAGATCGGCTGGGTCGGCGGCGGCTGCATCACCTTTGATGGCAAGACCGACGAGCCGCATTCGCGCGGCTCGCGCGGGGGCGGTCAAACCTTGTCGCTCTCGGCGAAGAGCGCCGACCAGAATTCGACGGCGAAGCAGAAAGCCCAGCGGCACAAGGACAATGCGTCCTTCGGCGATGTCGCTCAGGAATGGGGGCAACAGGCCGGGCTCGACGTGAAAGTGGATGCGAGCCTCACCCAAATCCAGCGTCCCTACTGGGACATGTCGCACGAAAGTTTCTACGGTTGGGGCGCGCGCATCGCCTGCGAACTTGGCGCCACGTTCAAGGTCTCCGGCGGCACGGCGATCTTCGTCGCGCGCGGATCCGGCGAGTCCGCTGGCGGCGCGGCGCTCACGACCGTCAACGCCAGCCGCCCCGGCAATATCATCAATTGGGACATGACGCCGGTCTTCGACGCGAACAAATATGCGAGCCACAAAGCGCGCTGGTATGACCGCAAACAGGCCAAGTGGCAGGAAGAAGAGGTCACCACCGACGACAGCGACGGCGCCAACGCCAGTTTACGCGAGCACTACAAGCACGGCTCGCAGGACCGCGCCAAGACCAAGGCGCAATCGAACAAGAGCGAGACCGACCGCAAGAAAGGCGGCGGCACGATCCTGATCGACGGCGAGCCGGCGGCCCGTTCGCAGGCGCCCTGCGAAGTCTCCGGCCTGCGGCCGGGCATCGACGGCACCTACAAAATCACCGATGCCGAGCACACCCGCCACCGCAAGGACGGCTACACCACGCAAATGACGCTCGAGCAGCCGAGCGGCGATGCGGGCACCGACAAGCGCAAGAAAGCCAAGAGCGCCAGCGGTTTCACGAGTTCGTCGAATACCCAAGTGCCGGGCAATTCCGGCCCGAGCAACGGCGGCTAAGTCCGCCCAATCCATCTTCATCACCAGTCATTGCGAGGAGCAAGGCGACGAAGCAATCCATCTCCAAAGCTGGGGGATGGATCACTTCGCTTCGCTCGCAATGGCGGTTTGCCATTCCCAACCCGAAGGACTCATTGATGAGCGAAATCCTGCATATCGTCACCTGCATCGCCAATCCAATCGGCTGGAAGAGCCGGCTTGATCTGGCGCGCGCCGCCATCGCCGATTGGCTTCATGAGCCGAATGTCCATGTCACGCTGGTCGAGTGCGCCTATGGTTCGCGTGGCCACGATCTGACCGATCTCGCGGGACCACGTGTCACGCATGTGCCGGTACGCGCCACCACGCTGGTATGGAACAAGGAAAACCTGCTCAACATCGGCATTTCCCGGCTACCGGAAAGCGCGAAGAAAATCGCGACGCTCGATGCTGACATCCAGTTTCGCCGCGCCGGCTGGGCGACCGCAACGCTGCGGGCGCTCGATCTCTATCCGGTCGTGCAGCCGTGGGACAAGGCCTACGATCTCGGGCCGAACGACGAGCATATCCAGACGCATGTGTCCTTCGCATCGCTGTTCCACGCCGGCAAGCCGGTCGTGCCGGATGGGTCGAAATGGTGGAAGTTCGACGGCGGCCCTTACGACTACGCCCATAGCGGCTATGCCTGGGCCTATGTGCGCTCGGCGCTCGACAAGATCGGTGGCCTGTTCGAGGTCGGCGGCATGGGGTCGGGCGACCATCATATGGCGCTCGCCATCGCCGGATACGCCGACAAATCCATGCCAGCCGATACGAACGGCAATTACCGCTCCGCAGTCACGCGATGGGAGGCGCGGGCGCTCGCCCACATCAACCAGAAACTCGGTTTTGTGCATGGCACGATCGAGCATCTGTTCCACGGCAGCAAGGCGAAGCGCGGCTACCTCAGCCGATGGGGGATGTTCATCGATCACGCCTTCGACCCGCACGAGGACCTGAAACGCAACACCTATGGCGTGCTGGAATTTTCCGGCGCCAAACCCGCGCTCGAGCGGCAGTTCGACCAGTATCTGCGCAGCCGCTCGGAAGATTCCAATTCGCTCGATTAACAACTTTGCGCGAGGGTCCCATGGGCAATCTCGAATACAGCTTCCGCGCCTTCTGCGGGCTCTATCTGTTCGGCGTGCTGGCGATTGTCTTCACCCTCGCCGTCTTGCCGCATCCGCCGGCGCAGTGAACCGATTTCCGCGCGTATTCGCGCTGACGATGTGTCTCGGCTTGTGCGCGTGCGCCCATGCCAGCAATGCGCCGCCACGCACGGTTCGGGCATCCTGGTACGGCGGCGGTGAAAGGCTTAGCCGCCATACCGCCAACGGCGAGCGGTTCAACCCGCGCGCCATGACCGCCGCGCATCGATCTCTCCCCTTCGGCACGCGCCTGGCGCTCACCAACCCAGCCAACGGCCGCACCGTCGTCGTCCGCGTCACCGATCGCGGCCCCGCCGCTTCGACCGGCCGCGCGCTCGATCTGTCCCGCGGCGCGGCCGCCGCACTCGGCATGCTCGAGCGCGGAACCGGCTCTCTCACAATGCGAGTTCTCCCATGAAAATTGACCGCGTTATATTTTTCACTGGAACTCACGCCGCCTTCGGCGCGCTCAAGCAAAGCCAAGTCGACGGGTTCAATGCGTTGCTCGATGCCTGGGAGGTGATGGGGTCGAATGATCCGCGCGATCTCTCGTATCTGCTCGCGACCTCCTGGCATGAGACGGCGGCGACCATGCAGCCCATCGCGGAATACGGCCATGGTCAGGGGCATGCCTACGGGCGCGCGGATCCCGTAACGCATCAAACCTATTTCGGGCGCGGCGATGTGGAACTAACGTGGCTTCCGAATTACCGCAAGGCCGGCGAGAAGCTCGGGCTCGATCTCGTCAATCATCCCGAGCTCGCCTTGCGGCAGGATGTTGCCGCCAAGATCGCGATCGACGGCATGACCGAAGGATGGTTCACCGGCAAGAAGTTCAGCGATTATTTCAACGCCGACAAAACCGATTGGGCCGGCGCGCGGCGTATCATCAACGGCACTGACCGCGCCGCAATGATCGGCGGCTATGGCGAGAAGTTCTATAAAATCGTGACGAGTGCGATCGTGAAAGATGCGGCGCCGGTCTCTATTGGCGCGAACGGCGCGAGCGCCACACACGCGGCACCATCGAAACCTGCGCCTGCACCACAACCCGCACCCCTTCCTCAGCCAGCACCGTCGCCGATGCCTTCCGTGTCCGCGACGCCAGTTCAACCTGCGCCGCAGAGCTTTTGGGCGCGCCTCCTCTCGGCCCTTTTTCATGGAGTAACCCAATGAGCGCCCTCACCGATCTCGCCGCCACCATCGTCAAGCTCGGCGCACCTGTGCTCGGTGCCGCGCTCGGCGGCCCCGCCGGCGCGCTGGTGCCGATCGCGCTCAATGCGCTTGCGACGGCTCTGGGCACCTCGCCGACGGCCGACGCGATAAACGCCGCGATCAACGCCAATCCGACCGCTGCGGCTGATGCTGTGAAGCAGGCCGAGGCGGCGAGCGCCACGGCCGTGCAAGCCGAGCAGCAGCGCCTAGCCGATATCGAGAACGCCCGCGCCACCATGGCGCAACTGGCCGCCACCGGCTCGCGCATCTCCTGGGGCGCGCCGGTCATCTCAGTGCTTGTCGTCGCAGGATTCGTCGGCTTGTCGGTGGCGATGTTGTTCCGGGCCGTGCCGGATAGCGGCGTCGCCAACGTACTGTTTGGGGCGCTCGCCGGCGGCTTTGGGACGGTGCTGAATTTTTGGCTCGGCTCATCGAGCGGTTCGGCTCAAAAGTCGAGCGACATCTCGTCGGTCCTGGCGCAGGTCATCCGGGCAACGCATAAATGATCTGGCGCACGATCTGGAGGGAGTTCGAGCGGCTGCTGTTCGCGCGTGGGAAGCTGTTCGAATGGTTCGCTTCAAGCGCGATGTCGGGCATCGGCTGCGACCTGCTCGTCCATCCGCACATCCTCACCTTGCCGCATTACATGGGGCTCTATGACCTCGGCCTGCGAGGTTCGGACCTCGGCACGCTCATGGCGGCCTTCGGCCTCGTCTGGCTCGCCGCCTTGATCGTGAACGGGCGTCGCGAGCGCGGATCCAGCCTGCTACGCATGATATGTGCCGCTTTCGGCTGCATCATATTCGGGGCCTTTGCCGGGTCGTCCTGGGCGGCCGAGGTAGCGCCGCCGCAGATTCTCTACTCTTTGTTGACGGCCTTCACCGGCGTCGCTTGCTGGCGGAGCTCCCTGGATGTTTTCGATCGATAGCGCCCAACTGACTGCGATCTGCGGTGCGGGGGGCGGTTTGATCGCGGGGATCGCCGCCCTGTTCGGCGTCTTCGGCAAACGCAAATCCGACCTCGCCTCCTCGCTCAACGATCAGATTCGAACCTTGCAGGAGGGATACCTGGGCCGAATCCGAGAACTCACCGAATACATCGCCCGGCAAGACGAAAAGATCGAGCGTCTCGAGGCGCGAAACGCCGACCTGGAGGCCCGGCTCGCCAAGTTCCAGAGCAATCAGGGCTTCGGGCAATAGAGCTTCGCCGTAAATGCGGCAAAGGCGCGCCGGCGCTTCCGGCGATGAGCTGCAACGCTCTCAACCTCACGCAAACGCCAGACTTGCCCCGTGTCGTCGATGGGCGCGCGGGGCTTTTTCTTATCTTGCAAATAGGTGTGCGACGATTGCGCCCCCCTGCAGAAGGGCGGACGCACCAGCCCATATGGCGGCCCTGCCGCTGAGACGGCTCTGTTCGATCATCGCGTTGCCGAGACTCTCCAGTTCCCGGCTCGTGCCGTGCCCACCGACAAAGATATGCGAGCCATCGACGTTGTCCGAATTGTGAATCAGCTCCACTAGAACTTCCACCTTGAATTCCTGTGGCGTGTTTACTTGGGCAGATTTGAACCAAATTATTGCCGCCGCGATGGCGGCCACTGCGCTGAGACCGCCTAAAATTTGACTTATAATCTCCATGACGCAGGCATCCTTCCATGTCGGTCGCGTGTCGCTAATTGAGCCGTTCCGGCGGTCGACCGCTCTGCATCGTCTGAATGGCCGCGATCTTCGTCCGCACCACTTGCTTAAGTTCCGGCATGAAGTGGTCATCAATAAATTGGTCGACCTGCTCCGGCGTGTCCGCGGAGATGGCCAACGCCGTCGCAAGCGAATCCATCAAGAGGCTGATGCACGTGTGAATATCGTTTCCGGCAAGCACCGCTTGGAGTTTCGCACTCAGTTTCTGCAGCTTTTTAACGTCGTCTTCTTCGGTCATGACACGGCCCCTATGAGCGTCGGATCGTCGTCGGGAGCCCTCGAACTGTTCACCCGCTGCGAAACCACATGCTCGGTGAGATAGTGATCGGGCGCTGGCAGCATCAACTCTTTGCCTGCCTTTGCCGAAAGCCAGGCATCGAACTCCTCCGGCTGGAGGAACACCGGCATGCGGTCGTGAATGTGCGCCATCCACGCGCTTGCCGCGGTCGTCAGGATGGTCGCCGTAAGCAGACTCTCCTTGCTGTCCGGATCCGTCCATTCCGACCAGAGCCCCGCCATGGCCAAGAGGCCGCCGTCGCGCGCGGTGATGTAATGTGGGATCCGCGCCGTTTTCGGTCCGGTCCATTCGTAGAATCCGGAGGCCGGCACGATGCAGCGGGCAACTTTCCACGCGCTCCGAAACATCGGCTTCCCAGGCGCCTCTTCCGACCGGGCGTTGAAGGTGCTCAGTTTCGTCTCCTTGAGCGGCGTCTTCCACCACGCCGGTAGCAGGCCCCAGCGCGCGCGGGCGAGTTCGCGGCTGACGCTCGTTCTGCGCACGATATCGATCCTAGTCGTCGGCGAGATGTTGTAGCGCGCCCGCAAATTGGGCGCCGGGCCGGTGAGGTCCATCGCGTCGCGAACCTGCCGCCAGGAATATTCTTGGGTGAACCTGCCACACATGGATGACCTCCATTGCTATTGGCACTCTACCACGTCCCCCAGCGGCGCGGCTTGGGTTTGGTGGTGACGTCGATCTCGCGCTGGTTGTCGCCGGGCGGGAAATACATCACCCGCATGTCGCAAGCCTGGCACTCCGGGCACATGAGCCGGTCGCGCAGCCCGTCGATCGGGAAGTTGTACCCCTTCGCGATCATCAGAGTTTTCATGTCGAGATCGGTTGCGAAGGTGCACATGGGGTGCTTCTTCATGGCGTGGCCTTTGCCGGCGGCGCAGGCGATCCGCACCTGCCATCCTGCTTTCCAGGCCTCGCCGAGCCTCGTGATCATCGCCGGCACTCACGTCAATGCAACTGCCCGCGCTCGTACAGGCCGATCGGCTGCAGAAACGGAACGGTGGACTTACCCCCCTTGGCCCAGGCCTCCGCGGCCTCGCGCGTCGGGAACGGCACGAAATTACCGGCCTCGTCTTGGTTCGGGCCGACGACCAGGAATTCGCCCGCATCGATATACCAGCCCGCACCCGCGCGGCCTTCCTCGGCCGTCATATAGAGAATTCCACGTGCCATTGACCTCTCCTCGAAAAGAGGCGGGGCCTTGGGGCGCGCCAACGCCCCTCCGCCACAGATCCTGTCGAGCCAAACCTGTGCAGCCGCTTGAGACGACCACCCGCCGCCACGCTTGCGCGGCGAATGTTCGTAACATGTACTAAGAATGTTCTCAATATGGACCTGCAAAAATTCCGCAAAGTCACGCCTCTCAAACCCGCCGCCGCCTGGATCGGCGGCAAAAGCCAACTTGCCGAGCGGATCATTGCCCGGATCGAGCGCATTCCTCACCGCGCTTATGTCGAGCCCTTCGTCGGCATGGGCGGCATTTTCCTGCGGCGTCGGCTCGCCCCGGCCGCGGAGGTGATCAACGACCTGTCGGGCGATGTGGCGAATTTCTTCCGCATCCTGCAGCACCATTACGTGCCCTTCATGGACCTGCTGCGCTACCGCTTCACCAGCCGCGAGGAATTCGGCCGGCTGCTGGCGCAGGACCCGGAGACACTCACCGACCTGCACCGCGCCGTGCGATTTCTCTACCTGCAGCGCGCATCCTTCGGCGGCAAGGTTGCTGGCCGCACCTTCGGTGTCTCGCCGCAACTGCCCGGACGCTTCGACGTCACGAAGCTCGAGCCGCGCCTGGCGGAGATCGCCGAACGCCTGGCGGCCGTCGTCATCGAAAACCTGCCCTATGCCGACCTGATCCTCGCCTATGACCGGCCCGGCACGCTGTTCTACCTCGACCCGCCCTATTGGGGCGCCGAGGGCTACTACGGCAAAGGAATGTTCGGGCGAGGCGATTTCGCGGCGCTGGCGGAGCAACTTGCGGGGCTAAAGGGTGTGTTCGTGCTGTCGATCAACGACACAGCCGAAATTCGCAAGATTTTTGGATCTTTCGATTTGGAAGAGGTCGATCTGACCTATACGATCGATGGCAACGACAATGCCAAGGTAGCTCGCGAGTTGATCGTTACGCAAAAAGACCTCCCCATGCGGCCAGAACCCCAGCCACTCCTTTTCGATTGAGGCCAATTTGGCCGGATCGGACGCCGCTGACCGCAACAAGATTCCTGAGCGCTGGAATCGTCGCCAGCCCAAATTCTCACGGCAAAGTATGGCCAACTTCAGCCTAACGGCTTTCAGGAACGCGGAGAAACAGGGACACCTAGACCATCCTTTCGAAGGGACGTAGTGTGCCCCCTTCTAAGACGTAAACGTTCCCGGAGTGCTCGTGACCTCTACCGCAATCCTGATTGGCAATGCAGTCTACGACAAAGAGACTCCATTGCCATGCTGCCGCGAGGACGTTTCCGCCATGCGAGAGCTTCTCCAGGCGACCGACCGGTTTGACCACGTCCTAGAGCATGTCGATTTAACCGCCGATGCGATGCGGGATGTTGTGCGTGCCGCCTTGCCGCCAGGCGTCGATTACAGTGAAGTGCTCTTCTATTTCTCGGGGCACGGTATCCAGAGAGGTCAGGAGCTCTACCTCTGTGGAACCACGTTCGACGCAAACCGCCCCAATGAGACGGGTTTTCGGCACAGCGAGTTAATGGACCTGTTCCGAGCCGCCAGACCGGAACTTCTCGTTACGATCTTTGACGCTTGCTTCTCCGGTGCGCCCCTGGTGAAGGGCGAGCCCCCTCTGTTGCCAGTGGTGCAGGATGGGCTACGCAATGTGCTTCAATTCTCATCATCATTGGACGATCAGACGTCACTCGGCGGGGACCAACTTAGCGCTTTCACACGCGCCTTTCTCGATGCGAGTGTGCGCAAGACCGAAGGTGTAGTTTATTACTCCGACATCACGAACGCACTGCGCGACGAATTCATCGGAAACGACGAACAAACTCCCTATTTTGTAAACCAGGGAACGGGACGCGAGATATTTGTCGACGACGCAAGCAAGCTCGCCAGCTTCCGACAAGGATTCGCAAACCGCTGGCGCGCAAAGCCAAGTGAAGGCGAAGGCAATGAGGATCACAACGAGAGCAGAGATGCAATCATCGTCACGGAACCACGGACGCCCAAACAACTGCTGATCGCAGCGGAGCAACGGATGGGTGACGCAGATAGGGCAAAAAGACTTGTTGACGATCTTTTCGACGGCCTGATCGCGAAGTTCGATGAAAGCGAGTTCGCTGAGCTTTTCGAGACCACAACTTCCGAGCATTCGACGTTCCGCGAGCCTATTATAAGAGACTTTATCATCCGGACACTCTCCCGTGAGACACGCCCGGACCGGTTTGTGATTGCCGAAATCAAGAGCGACAAAAGATTGGGAAGATGGGCACTGGGCGCGGTGAATCTGTTATCCGCACTAAATCCGGACTCGACAGAGCACTTCGTCCTGGAACTGAATTGCTCTATGTCGCGGGCTGAGCTTAAAGTGACTTTAACTCCTAAATACTCGGCGTTACAGCAGCTTCAGCTCGTTCTAAGCTGCGCACCCAGCCTCAAGCATTGCTATATTTTCGAGATGGTAACCCAGCACCCCAGAACCGACTGGGGCGCCTTCGATCAGGAAGGACGCGAGCTTGTGCGCCGCTGGCACAAGTTGGAATGGAATGCTGAGGTAAGCGACCTGATCGGGAAAATCCGCGACGCATTGACTAACGCGGTTCGCAACTACATCGAAGAAACGGTCAAAAACCTGTAAGACTTTAGACTATAAGCAATGCGCCTTCGCCTACGCCGTTCAATTTGATGTCGCTCTATGCCGTACGCGGTCTAGGCAGGGGGAAATTATGACTAAGCTGTTGTTGACGCCGTCAGTTCGTCTCTGGAAATCACAATGACCAAATCGTCCCCCGGGCGAGCCGCGCGAAGGAATGCCCGCAAATCGGCCGGGGCGAAAGGCACAGATTCCGTTCGAGGTCGCCGAAGTCTCGGCAACACGCCTGGTCCCAGCATGGAGATACCAGTCGAGAAGCTAGGTTTCCCCGGCTCCCTAATCGAGCTTCACCTTGTCCCACAATTCCCAAATGTCACCCGCCGCGACCAGGACATACTGACCGACGATTCGGAACGAGAGTTCGAGGCGGCCGCCCTTCTGTCGAAGGCCCCGAGCCCGGTTAACGCGTTGGATTTTCAGTTTACCGAGGCTGACGGCGACTCCTATTTCGTCTTTGCGCTACCAGGCATGGCTGTGGATACCCAATGGGGTAGGGTCATAGTTGGCAGGAATGCGAATAGCGAAGCGTCTATCGTCAAAATGAGGTGTTGGGCCCGGTCGGCTAATGAAGCGCTGGACCGTCTGCAACTGGCGTGTGCTGCCTTCCTCGATCACTGGGCCTACGAGGCGACGGCCCCAGTTTACCTGACGCGGCTTCGCGCACGCGACCTTACGAGCAAGAGTGAAATGGTTCGATTTTCCCGGCCGTTTCAGCTTACCGCGATCAACCCGTCGGCAACTGAAATCCCCACGCCATTGAGACCGATCCTCGCCCTGTACAGAGAGGGCTTGGGGTCGGCTAGCCCGATCTACAAATTCCTTTGTTTCTACAAGATCTTGGAGGGATACTTGACGAGGCTGAAACCGGACTTGGCTAAGTTGTTCCGTGCGGCCGAGCTACCGTATCCAGTGCCACCAGACCGCGTTCCGGATCACCCGGACCTCGATGAGTCGTTTCGCGCCCACATCGGCCAGTCGATCACCAAGTTTCGCGACGAACTACTGACGCCGGGCTTTCGAAACGCCGTTGCCCATTTTGAGAAGGATGGGCTGAGCCCGCTGGTCATGAGCAATCCGAACGAGATTGTCCGGTTCAGCACCACAGCGGTGGCTGTCGAACTCTGCGCCCGCGCCGTGATAGAGGCCTATCGCCTGGCATTCCGTACAGCGATGGATGCCGGGCTGGATCTTTCGACGCTTGCAGAAACAGGCGGACAGCAATGATGACGGATGCCCACCTGCCCTTTTGGGCGACTTTGCCGGCGGCCCCGTAACACGCAATCGAGACACACAACGCTTGGACGAATGCGACCAACATGGACTGGTGAGTGCGTCGGCACCTGCCCTGTCGTCCCTCCGCGATATTCCCCCTGCCCGGACCGCAGAACCAAATTTCGCTACTTATATTTCCATTGACAGCCAAAAATTTTGGCCCTACATTCTCACAAATGATAAATTATTTGAGAATGAGAATGGTCGGTAGCGAATTCAAGGCATGGCGCGAAAGCCATAGCCTAACACAGAATCAACTCGCGGAGCGCATGAAGGTGACCCGAACGACAATTCAGAACTGGGAGGCCATGCCGGGCGCGGTGCCGACTGCTGTCAATATGGCCGCGAGCTTTTTGGACTCGCGCCTTAAACAGGAGAATTCCATGCAAGGCCCGGTCACGCTCATCTATAGTGATGGCCCGATGTTCGTTGAGCCCTATGGGCCGCGGCCTCGGCCAGCGACTATGCAGCAAGAGGCGTATCCGTCGAACGTCATGGCGCTTGCCCGGGTGCAGGCGTTGTGGGGCCGCGACAGCTTTTGCAACCCATTTATCATCGAGAAGGATGGGGCGCCGATATGGAACACAGTCGAGCTGGGCCGCGTGGCAAACGGGACGGATACCGATGCGCCAAGCCTCATCAATCTCCTGCGCAAGACCGCCCAATCGGTCCGCGAGAGCGCTCACCTCTTTGTTCGAAGCGGTGCTCGTTCGATGACGCCAGACGCAACGCAGCAGCGGCAAGCGGAGATCCAGGCGCAGGCTGACAGGCTCGATAAAATCGCCGATGCCGGTCTGAAAGCCGCGGTCGAAAGAGATGATGAAATCGAAGCGACCTTCAAATGTCTACGAGATCTCGGAACGCAGGCGCCCAACGAACTGGTTTTTTCGATTCATCATGCGCTTGAGATATTCAGCCAAAGCTGGGCCCCCCGGATCGAAGGCCCCAACTTCAGGCCATAGACAGAATCAGAACATCCGTGGGACTCTGGTGGGACTTTTCGCTCCCAAAGTCGCACTTTGGCGCCATTCCGTTCCACAAATCGACAATCATCACCGGTCGCGGAAATCCAAACAACGCAGCAATTTCAATGGAATAAATGGTCGGAGTGGCGGGATTCGAACCCACGACCCCTAGTCCCCCAGACGTCGGCGCGCCTTTCGGATTCTATATATTTGCCAACGACTTAGGTCATGTTGATTAATTCTCGTGGGATTTCTTGCGGGACTTTTTACAACCAATTTGATGCGCGGTTTGGGTGGTCGTCCCCGCGCTGAGAAGCAGCGTTGAAGCCGCAGACAAGGGACCACAATGTTTGATCATAAGCTGCGACCTCGTCCATTTTGCCGAATTGTTCGTTGCTGCGTTCGGCGCTATGCGAGATAAGGCTGTCACCTGACCTGGCGGCAATATCCGTGACTGGGGGGCTCTATGAAAATTCGCTCCATAGCGCAGTTGTTTGTAGCGGCGCTCCTTCTAAATGGTTGCGCCACTGCCCCGACATTCGCTCCGTTTACGGGAGCTCCCGAGGTGGTGTCGCTAAAAACTAGGTTCGGCATCGACAAGAATGGCAATTTTTCGGGAATCGTTTTGGATAAGCTAACCGATCCAAACATATGGGCAGGCCTAGTAGCCGCTGGATGCTCAGTGTTCTCGGATGACCCCGCAGATTGTACCACGGTTGGCCTTGCTGTTGGCAACGAAATACGTACGTTTACTGATCGTCGATCAAATAACGAATTTTATGGCAAGTATTTTGCACCTCCAGGGTATCAGATTTGTAAAGCGAAAATCGATTGGGATCATACAGGTATAGATAGTCAGTCCACGTTTTCGACAATTATACAGCAAGATGGGTTGGGATATTATGCTTCCATTCCGAGTTTGGCTGGCCGAGGCACCGGAATAAATTCCGATATTTACCTGCAGTTCGTCAAGACGGGGCTGAGCAGCAAATACATGTGCTGGCCGGTGGGTACGCACCCTTGGAATTGCAGGGGTCCCGGATGCACTGCCGGTCCTGGATACGGATTCTACCCTGGCGCTAGATACCCTTAGCTCCGCGAAACATCTAGAACGGCGGATGAAGGTGGTGAATCCAATCTCTCAATGTGTCCGCCGCCACCCCGAGCTTCGTCGCCAAGGCGTGAGGATCTTGAACGAGTTCCTTGCCGGCCTCACCGAGTGCTCCAGTGGCTAAAATCCCCACCCCCGCCGCCGCTGCCTTCGCGAGCCACCCCAGCACCTTGCGTGCCAAGGAGCGAAAACGGCCCTCAGCCTTCTCAAGTGTTGCAGCATCGGCATTGTTGACGGGATCCTGCTTTGCCAGTTCGCCCCTAATATCGCGAATACTCTCCTTGACCTCATCGAGTTCCTGGCGGTCGATCGCAATTACCATGGCTTCCGGCGGTCGATTGTGCCCCATCCGCGGATTCTGTGGGCGGAGGGTATCGACAAGCCGCTCAATTTCGTCAAGTTGGCCACCAAGCGCCGCAACTTGCTGTTCAATCGACGGCGCCCTTGGCCTGTCGTCATCGATATCGTCCGGCCGAATACGACTTTGATGGGGAGCCCAGTTAAAGATTCCACTCCCCTGAACGAAGTGCACGACGTAATCGATTTCCTCAATCGTGGCTTCAGGGAAGTTAGCTTCTAGCTGTTCGCGCGCATCAAAGGGCCCCCAAACATAATGGTAGTCGCCTTCTTCGCTGTCATAAGGATAATGATGGGCTGGGTCCTCGAAGTTCTCGTAAAACCAGTCGGTCATAAGTTCATGGCGGTCGTCAGAGTCTACACCTCGGAGCGGGATTGCCTCAGATGGGGGTTTCAATTCAAGACCGGACGACATGAGCCATTCCCTATCGCTACAGGTAAGCCGAACTATCGTGATAAGACGCGTAAAGGCAAGCTGGTGACCGTCAGTTCGCCCGACTTCGTAAGATGGCCCCGGTTGTGCGTTGTATTCATTGACGAACACGAAGGACGAACACCAGCTGGCCAGATTGGGGGCTTTGGATGTAGTGCTCCTCCGCTACTGGGGCCTTCTACGCCCCGCTAAATCGCTCCAACCACTTCCACCCCAGATATTTGTCCCCACTCTGCCGCAGGTGCGTATAGCGCTTGAGAGATTTCCAGTCGCGGTGACCCGATACCGCCGCCACGTGGGGAATGTTCCAGCCCATCTCGAACAGGCGGGAAATTCCCTCATGTCGCAGGTCGTGGAAGTGCAGATCCTCGATTCCGAGGATCGCGCAGGCATCCGTAAAACTCGCACTGATCGACTCGGCATTGTGGGGAAAGACCTCGTCGGCTGTGCGCGGTCTGCTCTCAATGATGCGCTGCGCCGGATCTGGAAGATCGCACCACACATCGTTGCCGACTTTCTCGCCGGGGTGTTTCATGTCCCGCACAAGCGTCCGGGCGCCCTCTCGGTCGTAGTCCTTCCACTTGATTCGGGTGATTTCCGCTTGGCGCCGCGTTGAAAAGAGCGCAAACAGAACGACTTCCACCATCGGGATCGCGTCGACCCGGGACGCCCTGCTGCTGGCGAAGTGGGTAAGGAGGATGTCCAGCTCATCGAGCGTCGGACGCCGGTCGCGACCTTTCGACTTGCTGATCAAGCCTAGCCGCTTCGCCACGCGCTTTGCGTCACTCATCGATTGCGGATCGAGCGCGACCTGCCAGGCAGGCCGAGCGATAGCAAAGACTGCGCCGAGATGGGCGAGATAATTTCCGACGGTCTGTGGCTGCATCCGCTCCATGAGCCAGCCGGCGTATTCGACCAGGTCGGCGCTCCCGATGTCAGCACACCGCGTCTCGGCAATATCGTGTGTCTTGATGGCCCGCAGGACTTGTCCCTTGGTCTTGCCGATATGAGCGGAGTCGTCGATATACCGCTGGATGACCTCCCCGAGGGTCGGATCTCGCTTGCGGGCGGCTAGAACGGCACCCGGCTTGGCGAGTTCCTTCTCCCGCTTCTTGAGCCACGCCGCCGCCGCGGGGCGACGATCGAAGGTTTGCGCCTCTCGAAAGACGATTTTCCCCTCGCGCGTGAGGGAAATTTGCGCCAAATATGCGGTTGAGCCGTCCTTGCGGCGGCGCTCGGTGATCGTGCCCAT